TGTTTCTAGTGTGTTGTGTTGAGATGCGTTGTGTTAGTGTATGTGGTTGTGTTGTGCTGCTTGTTGGGGGTTAATGGGGGTTGAGTGGGGGATTGGGAGTATTATTATTTTGGTGGGGATGGTAGAAGCGCTGTCAAGGGTCGTTTTGGACAATATTCTGCAATATAACATGTTCTTTTGTTTGTTACGCGTATGTTACGTAACATTGCTGCATGAAAGCGTGCATGAATTGCAAAAAGATGTTTGAGCCTAAAAGGCCGCATGGCAAGTTTTGCTCAGATAAATGCCGTGTGGCCTACAATAGATCGAATCCTACCGACTCGGTAACCAAAATACAGGTGCAGGTTCTTTACAACGAAATGCTGGACTTAATCAAAAAGGCAAAATCAGAGCCCCAGCAGCCTTATTTCGGCGTCGTGACAAAAGATGAGGTAAAGTGGGGGCAAAGCCAGGAGCCGGTAAAAATAACGCTTAAAAGGCCATTCGTGACCCTTGAAGCGCTAATGAACGAATGTGAAAGCCGAGAGCAGTACGAGTTATTGAGGGTGGAAATAGAGGAGGCGACCCATTTAACCCGCAAAGAAAAAGATATTTTATTACGAAAAAGATAAATCATGAACCCGGTATCATGAAATTTTTGACTCCCTCAATAAAGCCTGCAATAAATAACTCTATAAATTAAACACAAATGAGATCGTTTTTCAAATGGCTATGTGTCGCAAGCTGGGCATTCTTTCTTGCTTGGGCGGCATATATAAATATTAAAATCGGGGCAGATACTGTCATGCCTATGAAGTACCAGATTCCATTAGTACTTTCTTTTTTTGGCCCTGCTTTTATTTGGTGTACATGGGAAATTTTCAAAGACTACAAGAAACGCCTTAATGAAACCATTGAAGACAAATTCGACATTAACAGATAACAACTCTATAAATTAAAACGAATGGAGCAATTAATTTCTGCATTAACACGATTTGAGGCTCGTAATAATATATCTGCCGCTGTAATTGTTCATTCTGATTGGTCGTTTGGGCTTATAGAATTTTGGACAAATGAGGATTTAGGTTCATTCGATTCTTTTGATAGCTTATTAAAGTTCTTGTCTGAGACTCAATATGAACTAGATGACAGGGGTGTTTGCTTAAGTCCTTGTAAAATCAAACAAAACATAATAAATTAATTAAACATGTGTGATTGTATAAAAAATATAGAAGATAAAACACTTGAAACCCTGCGTGAAAATAATGAGGGTATATTTGAAAAAGCTAATGGATTACTTTGTGTTCATTTCCCTATCGTTAAAAACAAATTCCTTGATAGAAAAACCTATAATGATTACGAATTTTCATTCACGCCAATAAAAAAGGATGGAACGCCCGGCAAGCCTAAAAAGAAAACAATTGCTATAGCTCATACTTATTGCCCATTCTGTGGCGAAAAACATAAAAACGATTAAACATGGACAAGCCAAAGAAACTAATACTTGATTATTCTAAATTGGATTCAACTAATGAACAATATGGGGTGCCTATCAACCCGCCAATTAAAGAATCAGGAACTAAATACTTTCTTGATGTAACCGAAAATGCATTGTATAGGCAAGAAGGCATAGAACTAGAAGTAATCAATAAACCATAAACAATGTGGCCATTTAAAAAGAAATGGAAGCCCATAACGGACTTTGATTATTTCTTAATGGGGGTATATCATAGTCAGATGTTAAAGGATAAATACCCGATCCCTAGACAGCCCATATATCCTCCTTCCCAAATTACTAACGGTCATCCTTTATTAAGAGAGGCTATTTCAGCGCTTTCTATGACAGCAAATACACTCATCAAACTAAAGGAAGCAAAAATAAAAAGGGACTTAATGAAGGACATAAAGCCAAAGAATTGCTTCCCGTGTATTGAGTCAGGCATTAAATCATTCAACCAAAGCAATTAAAATGAACATACACCCATATCTAAAAACATATACCATTGATGGAATTGAAGGCAAATACGTATGCACCCAAGTCACTGTAAGCAATGGCAAGGAATATGGGTTCTTACAGCACCCATCAGACATAAATGGTGATTTTTGGTATGACCCAGTAAAAAAAACTAAAATAGACGACCCTTTTAAAAGCCCAGAATGAACATAACAGTAGGTGATATAGTTTACCATCAACTATCAAAGCTGCTTTTTAAATGCGAAAACAAAAAGCATGAGCGATGGATGAATATGAACCCGTTTTACATAAGAACAAATCTAAAACAGATTAATTATGATGAATTTGAAAATAAAAGACCCGGATAAAAATCCAGGTCTGGTTAAAATCCAAATTCCTATGAAAAAATATGCGTAAATGTAATATATTTGAACTCTAAAACATTTTTTTAAACTAAACAAGTGAAAAAAGCGTTTTTAGGTATTGAATAGGTGGGTCGGCATAGGAGTTAATTTGCCCTATGCCGATTTTTTTTTAAAACTCAAAACCCATAATTTGGTTTGAAATCATGATCCTGAATTTCTTTTAGCTTCTTTTCAAGCTCTGCCATTCTTCTCTTCCCGCTCTTGATGGTATCTTCTGCATCATCCATTTCATATTTCAGTTCTTCAATCTCCTCTTCAATCTCAATCTCTTTTTGTTCTATTTCTGCGCATTGTTCGCAGATGACTGTATCAGGGAACCATTTATCGCTTCCTCTGCCATCATTCAAATCAAACCAGCCGCCACACTTCTGGCAGGGGCAAGGCATTTCCATGTTGTGATCGGGTGTTTCGTATGCCATTTATTTATTATTGTGGGTTAATTAATCCTTATAAAAAATATATCCATCAGCTTACCATGGCTATACCATAGCATGCACTTGTCCGCAAAGCCGGTATGTATGTGGCAGACTTTATAATACCTACTACCGATCGACCACCAGAATATTTTAGGTAGTTTCATCATTTAACGGTTAGTGTTTGGAGGTATGCTTCGTAGTCGGCGGCGGTTGCGGGTAAGAGCTTCTTCATCTCAAACATCACCCTATTAGGCGCTTGCTCAACCTCGTCAAAGTACTCGCCGCATGTATTATGCGTCCAATTAACCATCTTGTATATTCGGTCGTACCCCTTCACAAACTCCGGCATCTCCTCTGGCTTACGCTCCTCCCACCATTCCAGTTTCTTGAACAGGTGGGGATAGTTGTCGAAATAAGTATCATACAAAGTGGCATCCCCGCGCCTTATACAGTATTGGTTTGAATTTACATTTTGAATAAGAGTAAGTGTCTCTCCTTGATAATATCTTCTGTCACCCATGTCTGGCCAGGTATTTATAACCTTGTAACGGGGTTTTAATAATTCTTCAGGTGTCATTGTTTATCCTCCTTTTGGTTTAAATATTTTCCGGGCTCTCCATACACTTGTCGCATAGATAATATTGATTGCCTATGTAGTTATCGCCGGGGCCACCGCAATTGCCGCATGGTAACGGCTTGTTTTCAGGAGCTTTTACCTCCTTCTCCCCTTCCCCGTTCAGGGCTTCGTTGGCCTGCCACATGAAACTTGGCTGACCTACGACCAATGCCGTTTTGGCAATTTCCTTCAACGCCTTCTCGTACCTGTCGCATTTGGATTGGATGGCGGCGATTTCGTACTGTTGCTTTTGAATCTCTATATGTTGCTGTAGTTCGAGTTTATTACCAGAATGAAATTTTATACCAGAAACATTCAATTCATCCTTTACTCTGTTAAATATATTTTCCTCATCGGCATCATCTTCACCGATAAATCCACAATTTGCAATAAGCGAAATAGGCCCATTTGTTATTTCGTAATATGGGTCTTCGCAGTCTTCATGCAGCACTAACTGCCATTTATTTTGTTCCATCTAAAAATGTTTTTATTTCGTTATATAATTCCGGGTCAGTAATAATCAATGCGCCTTCGTGCCGGGAGATGAATTTTTGAAGGAGGGTGCGAGCGGTAGTATGCCTCGCTTGCAGGTCTTTGTATCCATCTTCAAAAAACTCCTTTTCGTTAATTAGCTTTGTTTTATAAAACTCTTTCTCCTGCTCTACCAGGTGAAGCCTGGTGGCGTATTCGGTGGCACCGTTAACATACGCTCCCCATTCTGTACCTTCGTCTTCTGAATACTTCATGTATGCGTCAGCCTTTGCGTGTATATCGGCAATAATCTCAGCCGGCAATTGTTGTGTGTTACTCATCTTTGCCTCCGAATTTTTCGTTAATATATATTACCAGTGAAAGCCCGACAAAGAACATTAATATAATAAACCCGAAGGCAAGCATTTGTTGTGCTAGTTTATCCATTCCCCACCTCCTTGTATTTGGCGAGGGCGGCAGAAATTGCATCGTCAACATCCGGCTCTATTGGCACGCGCATTTGAATCCATTCAAGCGTATCAACTAGACCCTGCGCCCTTCCCGCCCATTCGGTAGCGACTGTTTGGTAGTGTGCGGCGGGTGATGTTGGCACGAATGTTAATGTACGATCACATTTTGATTGATACACGGATGCCTTATGGTTTATTATATTTTCAATTTCTTTTGATAGTTTGCTCATTTGATCGTTTTTACAGGTCAAGTAATTTTATCGATCCCATCCGGCTCTTTAACAACCATCCCAGAATCGCATAATAATTCGTTGGTAGTTGCTCCATTATACCGCCATAGTTGTTTACAATGACTGTATCTCCTTGCCTCTGATAGTCCAGTGACACAACACAGAAATCATTTACATAATCCCGGCTTGCTTCTTCTAATTGCTCAAAGCCTGCCTTTCGTAAAAGCTCAATGATTTTTTTGTTCCTATCACTTTTCTGTATTTCCCTTAAACAATTAGCACAAGTGACGCCATCATAGTATTGGCTCACATTCTCCGACTCCCGGCCACATGCTGTATCAGACCAATACTCGCTATTGTCCCCTTCATGAGGCGGCTCGTAACTGGCGTAGTGTGTTTTACCTTTGCTCATAATATAACATCCTCCTTTTTGCTGTGATCATAATATACGCGGAATGCCCCTAACTCTTTTGATACCAACGGCTCAAATAGCTTTGCTGCGATCTTTATACTCTTTACCGCTCCCGACTTCCGGGTATACGTCTCAGAAGATCGGGCGATGATGCGACCGTTCTTACTTACTATATGCCAGTGCCAAGTATAGTCTACGCTGCCAGTGTAGTGTTCGGTTCTGTACAAGTGAATACCCGGTTTTTTTTAGTCTTTGGCATTGTCATCTTATCATTTTTTATTAGGTTGATTATTTCTTTTAACTTTTGAACAACCATATATGCTATACTCGTCGCCAATCATTAAATACCTCCATGTTCTTCTGCCGAATATCCATTTTCTTTTTGATCTATATACTAAATGATGACCTGTACATACATCATTATTTGTTATGCAATAACCATTTATGCTATGAGCAAAAGACGGCGGGATATAAGATATTAACAATATAGACGGTATTGTGTCTATATTATTAATCATTGTAACCGAGTCGCGAATGGCTGGCTTGTAGAACGATGACTGCGCATTGCATGTGGTTGAAAGTACAGCAATAAGAACTACGATCAATATTAGTGCTTGTTTCATTGATTATTGTTTGATTTTTATTTGAATGTTATCTTTACAATCCAAATCTGAATACTGCGAAATAACCTGTATTTGGATACGTTTAATGGTTTTATAGTATAGATATACCATCCATCTAATTGTCGCTCTTCCCCGACTACCATTCCTTGATGCCTATCTAGGCAAGACCATTTATGTATAGACCATAACTCAAAGCGCTTGCAGCTGCGAGTGATTTTGAATGCCGGTGGGATACATTTCATATATTATCCGATTCGTTTTTTACGTATTGCATTAATGCATCCGGGATAAATCGACGTTCTTTTGGCGCAATGTCTGGGTACATGGCTATGAATCTTTCAATGATTAAATCATAGCAGTTCATTTCTGTTATATCAAGTGTGTGATGGTCGTAGTTCCCGTGGCAATTATTTTTCCAGAAACAAAGTTCAACCCAGTTTAATGGGTGAGTAGATATGGATCTGAATAACCTTTTCGGGAGTATGTGAGCAATGCTTGCCCGATACCAGGAGTCTTGGTTCTTTGTTGTAGGTTCGCCGCAATGCAAGCATACACCTTTCATTTCGGATCTCCTCGCCTCAAACCATCTATCTAATTCCTCACCACCACCCCTATATGTGATTTGCTTCTCTTCGGCCTCTTGCTTTAGTTTCTTTGCGCTTTTCTTTGCGATTTGTTTACGCTGCTTGGGTTGCTTTGGAAGTGCGGCCTGCTCTTTAATACGTCTTAAATTTTCAGCTCTATCCATAGTGATTAAATTAAAAGGCATCTGAGTTAGATGCCTTTTGTTAAAAAGGTATATCAGGTTCAATAAATTCAAACACAGTATTTTCATCGGCAATCACCTGCATAGTTCCATTACTGAACAGCTTGGCGTTTTTTAAATCATACAGCCCTGGCTTCATCGTTTTTGGAACTTTTTCTTCAAATCCAATAAGCGTAACCTCTGATGGTATTTTGCCGCCATCTCCATCAGTTATTCTCTCATTAACTACAACGGTTTGCGATGGGCAGAAATACAATACCATCTTGCCGAAATTTTGCTCAAGTCTAACTGTTGTTATATCAGCTTTAACAGTTTGGCCATGTGTTAGGTTTGCCTCTTTCATCCTCTGCTGTAACACATGCGGCTGAGAGTACTGCGAGATAACCACATCAAGAGATTCTTCTTTTAGTTGTTTTGATTTCCTTCCAAAAAGGTTCTCAAAAAGAAATTTACTTTGTTTTTTCATGCTGATTGTTTTTGTTTCCCAAAGGTGTAAAAAATATTTTTTTTCTCCAAATTTATTTATAAGTTTGTGCAAACAATTAAAAATGTCGGTAAAAGAAAAAAACAAGAGTAAAGTTATAGGGGCGCAACTAAAAGAACTTCTTAGTAGGAATCAAAGGTGGTTAGCCGGTAAGATAAAAATGAGAGAAGCTCTTTTGTCTGAGAAAATAACAGGGGTTAAGGAGTTTACGCAAGCCGAACTAGATCTTATAAATAAAGAAATGAACACCGACTTTAAATTATAGGAATATGGATGTAACTAAGTGGGCTTATGTGAAAATAGAATTAGAGATTCTTGGTAAAGTTGTTGATGCTAGATATGTACTTGGTAAAGACTACGAAAGGATATATCAATATTTAAAAACAGTAGGGAAGTTCCAGCCGTACGAGTGGGCTATTTTTATTAAAAGGCACATAGGTAAAAAGAGTTTATATCAGAGAAAATTAAGAAACAGAAAAGAGAAGGAAAGAAGAAGGAAAGTAAAGGAGAAAAAATTAAAGGAAACCTTAGACGAGCGGGATAAGTAAATCTTAAAACGCTGATCAAATGGAACATGACCTTATAAAGAAGTTAAATGAAAGAGATGAGGGAGCTTGCAAGATAGTATTCTATGCTCTTTATCCTAGATTTTTCACATATGTGAAAAGAGAGATAATAAACCACCATGATGCGGAGGATATTGTGATCAGGTGTTTTAGTGTGTTTTTTAAAAGTAACAATTACTTTAAGGATTTTGGAGCAATAGAAGCATACCTATTTACCGGAATAAGAAACTCATTGCATAACTATCGAAGATGCAAAAAATGGTTTAGTGAAATCATTTATGATTATCCAGATGAACCTGATGAAGAAGAAAGATACTATAAAAATATAAGGCCGCTTATGTTTCTAATAAATAAACTACCCGAAAAGTACAAAACAATCCTATTACTAGAAATAAAAGGGTGCACTGTAGCTGAAATAGCTAATAAGATGAATATAAAGATTGATACAGTATATCAACAAAGGTGGAGAGCAATTAATAAAATAAAGGAAATGATCAATAATGGAGAACTTGATAAATCTATTTGAGCCAATCATATACAATAAGGTCAGATTTACATTATGGGGGCTGTCTGGTGGGTGTGATTGGTATGAGAAAGGCGATTTCATACCCGACTGTATTATTTACTTACATCGTTTAAGTCTAAATTAATAAATATGAAAAAGAAAACACCAGTAAAAAGAAAGTATGTTAAGAAGTCTAGCAAGAGGAAGCCAATTAATGAGAAAGATGCAATTATTGCTGTAAAAGAATCTGAAGCCGAATTTAAGGAAGCCATAGAAGAATACAAAGCAACACTAAAGCCAGAACTAGATGAATTGGAGTTTCTTGACGCCGTAGTTACGGGTATTTCGCAAATGACAAATGAGCAAAAATCTAGATTCATGAATTATATCTACAGCCGATACTGGGCTTTTATTACATTAAGTAAATTAACACAATAGTATATGATAGATGTAATAGGAGAAAATGGTTACGAATTACTAAAGAAAACGCTGAAGTTTGGCGATATAATAGAGAACAGTTGGGCTTCAGAAGATAACCCAAGAAGATTCGCAATTGTAGTAAACCCAAGAGAACATTCTATTCAATGTACTGATAAGGTTATATTTTGGGACTTATTATTCTCACCTGATAGTAAAATAAAAGTACACGGTAACGTATTAAATGATAATTACGAAAAAATAAAACAGAAATGAATATATCTGATTTTGTCATCAAAGACAACACTGCATATTTTGACAGCTTTAGGAATGGTATATTTTATTACAATATATATAAGGCTAACAGCGATATACAATATCAATTTCAAATACCGATAGAAGAAATCGCAGGAGCTACTATAAAGGCAGAAGAAAAAAGCATAACAATGATGCGTTGGATACGTAAATCAATTGGAAACAAGACATTCATTAAGATATGAGAAATAACCCACAAACAAGTATTGACGCTTACCGTTCTTTAGACCCTGCTAAACTCTCGGACACTTATAAGAAGATAATATTAGCATTAACTGAATTAGGCAACGGAACGTTTGAGGATATAGCTAAAAAAATGAAGGTTGATAAGAGTGTTGTATGGAAACGTTTATCAGAATTAGAGAGGGCCAATATACTCTATAGGCCTGGAACAAAAAAACACTTAAATCAGGGAGGTCTGGTTTTGTTTGGATGATTCTCTCTTTAGATGGAGTGGCTTCTGTAATTGAGGAAGCGAAATTAAAGGGGACACAAACCGTACAAGACCATAGTAGAAATATACAAGCTATTGCCAACTCAAATAAACTATTTTAAATGAAGCAAACTGTAAAAGTTTCTGTATCCGATATAAGATCGTTCAAGAAAAATTCATCTCGCATAACAAGTAAAGGAATCATTCCAATCCTTGATTATATAAAATTCGACAATGGCACGATTACAAAGACGAGCCAAAATGAATACGTAGTTCAAGAGTCTAATTTTAATGGCGCGTTTCTTGTCGAAGAGAGGGTGCTTTTTAATTTCATCGAATATACCAACGCGGCAGAGATTTTATTTGTAGCAGATGGGAAAAAAGTCATTCTATCTGATGGCTCACAGAAGGCTTCATCTAATCAAGATGATATTAACCTTTTCCCTAAAATAGAACAACCTCCCAAAGAAACTGTTTCTTTGACTGATACTATTCTTAAACTTTTTGGATCGGCGGCCAAGTACACACATGAAAAGGATGACGATCTCAGGAAATCTCATATTTTCATAGGAGGGGACGCTATAATAGCATCAGATGGGTTTATCGCTTTTTATAGAAAAATAGATAGAGAGTTGCCTAAAACGGCTATCCATAGAAGTGTGGCAGAAAAAGTCAGCACAATAGATCCCGCTGATTTCTCCCAAACCGAAAAGAAACTTTTTTTCAGGGCCGGTAAAGTCCTTTATGGTTTTAAAAAAACCGAAGCGACATATATTGATATGAGCGGATTTTTCAACTACAAAAAGGATACTTATTTTCATGCACCCAAATTTGAACTTATCGCATTTAATGAAATGAGTTTGGGCATGTCTAAACTAAGGTTATGTCACCCCTACTTAGAAGTGGTTAACGGGAAGCTATTAATGTCAGCCGTTAACAGCGATTATGGAGTGGATAATGAGAAAGAAATAGAGGTTGTTGGAGAAATGGGAGATAAATTTCAATATGATGCCGTTATATTAAATCGGCTACTGAAGACAGCTCCAGACGAAGAATTAACTTTTAGCCGCGTAAAAGGCATGATGTACATAACCGGTGATTCCGGGTTTACTTCACTTATAATGGAATTATTAAACTTATGATACCGTTTAATTTAGAGAGAGCTAAACTTGGCTTACCGATGCTCACCCGAATAGGGCAAAATGCAAAATTAATTGCTCATCTTGATGGAGACCAACCAGCTCCTCTTGTAGTAGAAGTAGATGGGCATGAATTAGAAAACTATTATCTAAACGGAAGGCATAACTTATACCACGATACAGAGTTTGATTTATTCATGGAATATTAAAATATACTGCAATGACAGATAAACAATTTGTATTGAGACACTACCCAGACGCCTATGCCGAGGCAGATGCTTTTGGTGTTGTCATTTATGATGCAATAACGGAGGATCAGCTTGGATCGGGCGATGATCACGCAGAAGCATGGGCTGATGCGAGGAATGAAATTGAACTAAATAAAAACTGATCAGATGAGTGAAATGGGAGAAATGTGGAGCGAACAACGCGAAAAGCTCCGATCAAAAAAGGCTAACCTGTTAAAGTGGAATACAGATGTAATGTATGGTATGCAGGTAGAATTCGACAACTACTTTGAAATAAAAAAGCATACTGAGTTTCATTACAGCCTATTCCATCCTGAACGCGGGCGTATGGACTTTTGGCCGTCTACAGGAAAGATATCATGGTTCAATAAGAACGGTAAAACATACGGCAAGCCAACTGTTATAAAAGACTTTGAAGAATATTTGATGCAGAATTTCAAACCATAGATGCATTCACACTAACTAAATAAAATAATAACAATGAGCAATAACAATAACAAATCAGGAGGGGTCGGGTTCCTTGGATTATTATGCCTTGTATTTATCGTTTTAAAACTTACTGATAATATCGATTGGTCTTGGTGGTGGGTATTGTGTCCATTGTGGGGGCCCGTGGTATTATGTTTGGTTGGGTTGGCTATTTACTTCCCTTTTTGGGTTAAAAATAAAAAAGATAAAGAAAAAAGAATAGCCGCTGGCTATAGCAAACACAGTTGGGACAACGGCGGCAGATCAAAATGGCAACAAAGGCTTGATGAAATGAATAAACAAAAAAAATAACATGTCAGAAATACACGAAACAACAGATGGCAAAATAATCCCAATAGAAAATATTGATTATGTAGGCGAAGTTGAGCGACCTTACGAATGGGGGTATAAAGTATTCATGAAAAGCGGTAGTTATTTATGGGTGAGTAAAAATGACAGCAGACATTATATCGTTGATTGCAGGAATAAACTTATTGATAAACTTAAAAATCATAAACCATGTATATAGCAATTACAGAATTTAACGCATGGGAAAACGAAAGATGGACTTACGTTTTGGATATAGATAAACAAGACGGCGAAGTACTTAATAATCTGATGATATTTATTCGTGTCGCCAATCAGTACTTCGAAGAAGTAAAAGAGAAGGCAACGCATAGATTATTTGCTGCTTCCAGATATAATTTCAGATTTTATAATGAGTTAGATACAAGTAAAAAGTATCCTGTATTAAGGAATAAAAAAGTATCGCTTGTGATGAATAGTAAAAGTGCGTACAACTCAGATTTCATTGACCCAAACATGATAATATCGCCATTAAGAATGAAATCTGCTATGCTAAGAATGAGGGACAAGCAAACAAACGACCTATACAAAAACTTTGATAGCTTATTCTTGAAAAACAAATCAAAGACTGTAACAAAAGACTAATAGAAGCATAAACAATGAAAAAATCAAAGGCCATTAGTCCGGTTATTGTTACGTTAAAAAATGATTATTTTGAGGTTTTAACTGCTGGGTGGTTAAGTATAAGTCAACCAGACGGATCATTCATTCCAGTAACTAATGGGGGCTACTTTACATGCAGAAATTTAGAAACTGGGCAATATGCAGATGTTTTCAATAGCGACATAAAGCTAATAGCTCGTAAGGCACGAAAAAGAAGTATTTCTAATAATTATTGAATATGTGTGTAGGAATAGATAATTGCAGCAAAAAGAACTGCCTGGAACAAGAGCGTTGTGTATTCCCGGTTCGCCTTAGCCTTACTTTTAAAATTGAAGGCCCGGAGGTGGTAGGCAAAATACAATTAAGCAAGTTCGCATGTAGAAAGCACAGGAAGCTATGTGTCAACGAAAGTGCTTGCGAGATACTAGGCCAATGCATGTATGAGCATCCGGCTGTCATTGCATCTAAAACATTCAAAAGGGAGCTTAATAAAGCTATTAGTATAGACGAAATATCAAATGTATTTGCAAGGAGATTAGCTAAGGTTAAGAAAATAAATAAAAAATAATTACTTATGCAGACATTAAAATTGATATTTGGAGCAATGGCTCCTAAATTGGCAGAACAGCTTAAAAGTCAGAATTTTTCTTACAATAAAGTAGATATGATTCATTTTCAAAAAGACGCCGATGCTATAGTTAGGCTTAAAGTAAGAGGATTAATCACAGCTTTTGAGACAGAAAAAGCAACAAACAAACTTATAAAAAGTATAAAAAAGCACATAGAGAGTAGATTGCAAGAAACAGATTTTAAATAATTACTGAAAAACCAACATCCACACCTATTCGTCCATCTAACGTCCTATGGCCTCTGAATTTTTTAGGGAATATTTTTCCCAAAATGAACTAAAAAATTTGCTCATACAAATATAACGCCGTAGATTAGCGGAATCAATTACCCATAAAAACAATGGCACGTAAACCAAGACCGTTAGACATAGCCGCATTGAAGGCTGAATACGAAGTATTAGTTGAGGCGTTGAAAAAAGTAGATTTCGATAAAGCGAAGGCCGCCCGGCTGCTCAACGTAGATCGCAAGACAATTTCCAATAAATTAAAGCAGTGTCGTGAAGCAGGAGTGCATGAACAATCCACTCAAGTTGCTTAAATTGCCAACCCTAAACATTCACATCTTATAAAATTAGAATGCGAAAACACGTTTCAATTTTTAGTGTACTAACCTGGGTAAATATTCGATTAGATTTTATAAAAGGCAAAACCCCGTCCTAAGACGGGGCCGTAATTAAATACTCCGGTGTTTTTAAAGCCTTTGACCGGCCTGCCGCTGACTAAACGGCACACAATCTCAAAGTTACTAAACTTATTTGGTATTCTTACCAACTACCTTGGGCAATGTTCTACGAAGAAAACAACCCTTAAGATTTAAAGGCAGCCCTGTTACTCCAGGGATGTAAAGGTGGTTAACTGATATGCGATTAGGGGCTTAATGACCGGATGACCGGGCCTTATCGCTTAATATACACTGAGTAGGGAGAGAAAGGATTTGTAGCGGGAACCCTGTGTATATGAAGGTGGTATCAGTAAAATAGGTAGTCAAATATCAGCACCCTAAAAGGTGCCGGTATCTAACCTTTGTATGTTTAATATTAAATAAAAAAAATATATGGAAAAGGTTAAATGTTACTTTGATGGAGCTTGCGAACCAAAAAATCCCGGAGGGAATATGGGGATTGGCGCTTATATTTTGGTTCATGGTAAAGAAATTTATACTCACAGCAATTACATCCTGGCTAATTCAGAAAACTCTAATAATGTAGCCGAATACATGGCGTTAGAAAAAATACTTCAATATCTACAATCAAACGATCTTAAATCAAAGGAGATATGGATATATGGGGATAGTAATTTAGTTATTCAACAAATGTCCGGTAAATGGAAGGTTAAAAATGGCTTATATAAAGAATCAGCGCTCCGTTGTAAGGAACTTGCCTTGCGGCTTAAAACTAAACATAATCTTAATTACAAATGGATTCCTAGAGAGCTTAATGAAAGAGCCGATAAATTAAGCAAACAACACCTTTTAACCGAAACCGAGAAGCCATGACAAAAAGTAACTTAGAAAAAAAAGAAACACAAATCCCACATCCATTCTCTGAAAAATTCATACCACGTTGGGAGAAGTGGAAAGCGTTTAAGAAAGAGCAATTCCGATTTACGTATAAGCCAATAGGTGAAGAGGGGGCATTAAATAAGCTATACCGGCTTTCGGGCGGTAATGAGGATATTGCCTTCGAAATAATAGAAGAGGCAATAGCGAACGGCTGGAAGGGCTTTTTTGAACTTAAAAACAACAATAATGGAACGAACCCTAAAGGATTTGCTCCGAAACCAACCCCAACCGGAAATGTCCCTGCGGGAGGTTTTGGACAGTTTTAAGCACATTGAGCTTACTGATGATGAGTATTGTGAGGCTATGATTGAGGCAAAAAGAAAAAAAGAGGAATTACTTAAACAACATGAAAGGGAGAGGCTGGCGCAGCAAAACCGAAAACAACTAATTGAAACGGGATGGTCTTATGAGCAAACAAGATCATACATGCTTTACAGGGCTCAGTCTTTGTTCGATGGTAGATTTGTTTTGGATCAGTTCAATCAGCCTGTTTTTGAATTATTGTGTCATTACTTTAGCCGTAGCAATGAGTTTATTTCGTTGGCATCCGGGATGGGGGTTGTGAACCCTAGTTTAGAAAAGGGAATTATCTTGGCCGGGAATTATGGCACAGGTAAAACTTGGTTGATGAGTTTGTTTAGAAAAAATAATCGACAGGTATACCATGTAGAGCAAGCTAAGGATATAGCTTTCGCATATCAAAAAAACGGCGATGAAGCTATTGAGCGGCATAGGATCAAAATCGTAAATCCATTTAATGACCCAACTGTTTTTTATCAAAAAAATGCGGGATTATGCATGGAAGATATTGGGGCAGAAGATGTAAAAAACAACTTTGGCAATAAAACTAACGTCATAGGTGATCTTATAGAGGCGAGATATGTAAACGACTTGCTTGGCATTTGGTTTCATGGAACCACTAATATGACAACAACTCATTTTGGAGAGTTTTATGGCGGTAGAGTTACTAGCAGGCTTAGAGAAAAAACAAATTTCATCGAATTGCGTGGCCCAGATAGGAGAAGATAATGAACGATCCTGTACAAATAGCAAAAGAGCAAACCGAATTCATGTGGTACATCGGAAGGAAAGAAACAGCCTTGTTCGAGGCCCACAGCATGGCCTATACTGAAGAAGTGGTAATGCAAAACGCCAGGCGTAACTTAATGGTTTGGATTTATTGTTTGTTAAGAAATTATAAAAAGATAGTACCAATAGAAAACTTAGAACCGGATGTAAAAAAGAAAATGTGGGCTTTTGTAAAAGAAATATGCGCCGGGAAAACAGATGATCCAAAGCGCATGAAGCAAATAGCACAAGTTTTTTATGCGATTGAATACTTTATAAACGAAAACAATGGTTAAAATTCAGGTTATAGGCTATGCCGGGAAAGACGCAATTGTTCAACAGCATGGGACAGACAGCGTAATAAATTTCTCTATTTGCCACACAGACAAATATAAGGATGCCAGTGGTCAAAAATACGAACGAGCTACATGGGTAACATGTTCATGGTGGTTAGAAAATACGAATGTAGCTCAATATATAAAGAAAGGTACGTTACTTTGGGTAGAGGGTTTCCCTGAAGCCAAACAATACAAAAACAAGCAAACTGGCGAAACAACCCCTTATTTAAGCATGAGAGTATCTAGGGTGGAGTTGCTTGGTGGTAAAAGAGAAGATAATCAACCCGTAGGTACACAAGCACAACAAACACAGCAGCCGCAACAACCTGGTGGAGGGTTTACGCCATATGATTCAGATGAGCCTCCTTTTTAACTTTTAAATTTATATGATGCAAACATACATGACGATCTCAAGGATCGCAAAACTCGTACACGAAAACGCAAAGAATAAAGGATTCTGGGATAGGCCGTCCAATACAGGCGAGAAGCTGATGCTCATTGTTAGTGAGATAGGAGAAGCAATGGAATCAGATCGAAAAGGGATACACTACACCGGGACAGTAGAACCGATAAATGATGAAGTTCTTGATGAGGTAAAATGGGAATTATGGTTTAAGAATACTGTAAAAGACACCTTTGAGGATGAGTTGGCCGATGCTGTTATAAGAATATTTGATCTTTGCGAATCAAAAGGCATCGACATAGAATGGCACATAAAAAAGAAAATGAGGTATAATTCAACACGACCTCATATGCATGGTAAAAAATATTAAACAAATAAAACAACAACATGACTAATTTTAAGGCCGCAGCAATGGCTGCTGGATTCGTAGCTTTACTTGCTTTTCAGGATCATCAATCAAAGAAAACTTATAAGGTAGAGGCACCGCTGGAGTATTGGATTCAGATAACAAATGGGATTGAGTTCACTAAGCAAAGCCTCAAAACATCTGATATACCATCAAAGACAGTAACTATCATAAATGATAGCTTTTTCCTCCCTTTCCAAATGGAGATAAAGAGGCAAATAGATGCTCAACAAGACGCTGAAAGGAAAGCAGAGCAAAAGAAGGATACTACAAAACCTAAAAAATAATTTATGCAATTCGAAAAACCAAAAGTAACAATAGATCTGGAAGAGTACCAGCATCTAAAAGATCGAGTAAATGGCATAGATGCAGATCAATATGTAGTGGCTGCTAAAAAAGTAATAGCTGCTTTGTTGACACATAATGGTAATAGCCGAGCTATTAGTGCCTTATTAGCTTCGCAGGGTGTTATGTTTTCTGTCTCTGTTGGTAATACATCAATGCATTTGTCGTCTCCTATTGGAGTGCATTACGAGTCAATATCGATTTCAATAATTGATGATACTAAAAAGTAATAAATGAAGGATATAATATGCCCCGTATGCAGTAATGCCGCTCCGTTTAGATTAAGGAAAGAGAATGTGGATTATCATCAGTGTTGTAGCTGCCACACCCTATTCAGCGGCCCACTTGAAAATTCTAATATGATTGGCGGGGAGCATGAAGAAGGTCGTAATACTCAACAGAATCATTTAAGAATAGGCAGAATAGATGAAATGATTCTTGGGGCTAAAAAAGAGGGTATACATATTTTAGACTTTGGGTGTGGTCATGGGATGCTTATAGCGGATTTGAAGAAAAGCGGATATCCAAATGTAACCGGATATGACGCTTACTCAGACGAGTATAATAAGTTACCAAAGAGAGAACGATACCATATAATTACTGCTATTGAATTGATAGAACATACATCTCATCCTTATGTTGAAATAGATGTTATGCATCGCGCATTAGTGCCAGGTGGTGTTGTTATGTTCGAAACATCATTCATAGATGTGGCTGGGCAGGAAAATATTCCGTTGGAAGATTTCTTTTACATAGCACCCAAAAATGGGCATAGTACCATATTCTCTCATCATGGGTTAGACTTGCTCATGTGTCTGAAGGGGTTTATCCCGCGCAGGCATTTCAATCGACATGTTAGGCTTTATCAAAAACCATACAAAAAATAGCGTATATTTGTATTGCTGTTTCGCTTCTAATGGTTAGCCTGATTAATATATTAAAAATAAACTCCGACACGGATGCACCTACTCAATCGCATTGGGGGCGTGACAGCCATCTGTTGTCGGGGTTAATTTTTTATGCATAAGACGCATGGCTTAAGTAAAAGCCCATTGTATAAGCTATGGGCTACGGTTAAAAATAGGTGCTATAATAAAAATGACCGTATATACTCTGAGTATGGTGGTCGTGGAGTTAGGATGTGTGATGAATGGAGGGATAATCCAGAGGCATTTATGGAATGGTGTAAAGATAATGGTTGGCAGAATGGGTTACAGATAGATAAGGATATAATAGCCATGAGTCAAGGATTAGTCCCAGATATATATTCGCCAGAAAGGTGTCAATTTGTAACGCCAAAAATAAATGGAACAGCCACAAGAAAAAGCAGATATATAGAATATAATGGGGTTTCGAAAACCCTCGCGCAATGGAGTGATGAATTGGGTATTTCAAGAACTACTATATTAATGAGGTTAGATGTATATGGGTATACTGTAGATCAAGCATTAACTAAAGGCTGGCGGGGCCGAAAAACATAAAAAATAATGATAACAGGAATAACAATGGGGGCCGGGAATGTGACTGTTCTTAAAAAGACAATTGAATCATTTATTAACGTATGTGATGAGATTGTTTATGGTGATTTACTTCTTTTTGAGGAAGACAGAGAGGTTGTCAAAAGGTACTCAAAGGAGTATAATATAAAAATTATACAATTCCCTTTTAACTATATTTTTAGACATGGGTTTTCTTCGATTCTTAATGAGTTGGCTGCTCATGCCACTAATAATACAGTTATGTATTTAAATACTTCTGAAATAATAAGCGAAGATTATGGAATATTTGATATAATCAAAAACAACTCAGATTGTAACTCGTTTTATTTTATACACAAAACTGACCCCCATCGTTGGTTTAGAACCTATAATCGAAAAGAATTGGAATGGTCGGGAGTTATTCATGAACAGCTAAAAGGGGAGTACAGGCCATATCATAAGCCAATATTCATGATGGCTGATTTGGAAAAGGATATGGATGATCCATTTAAGGCTGATGTTTTTAATTCGGTTAAAGAAATTTGCTACTTTAGGAATTACAACCGAATAGTTGATTATCCAAAATCACTTGGAGAAACAGATACCGGCTGGATTAAATTTGCAACCGAAAATTACGACAACATGAAAGAGCGGATGCAGTCTAATGCTGGATTGTATGAAGCGTTTTGTACTGGGAGTGATTTAATGCTGCATCAGGCAATAAGAAATTTCAAACCAACTGGTAAGTTTCAATCATCAAACCTGATTGAATACCAAGGAGATAAGAAATTCCTTTTATGAGTAAAGATATAAAAAGGGGGGACTCGGTTATCCCGGAAGAAGGTTATGATAATATAAGGAGTCAATATTTTTTTAATGGCCCATTAAAGGTAACTATGGTGGTAGATAACAATCTTCAGTATACTGGGTATAAATTTGTTTACTGTGAATTTGGGAACAAGGAGGTTGGATTTTATATTAACGCATTAAAAAAATGGTGAAATGAAATTTAGCATAATACTATGTCATTACAAGACTGGGAAGATGACCGCATATACCGTGGCTCAAATACTAAAATATAAAGGCAACCATGAAATAGAAATACTCATCTGCGATAATAATGCCGGGGATGGGAGTATCGCGTATTTGGAGCCGTTTAAAGAATACATAAAAGTCGTTGATTATCCAAAAGATAAACTTCAGTCACACGGGATCGGGTATGATGTTCTTTTTGAATTATCACAAAACGAATGGGTGATCTGCATGGAGAGCGATTCTTTTCCCATTAAAGAAGAATGGTTGGATTATTATGAGAAATTAATAAATGCCGACTGCAAATTTGCGGCATCCCTGCTTCAGTTGTCAGGTGGTAAATATGGGCATCCTGCTGGCGCTATGTATAATAGAAATATATGGAAGGAGGCGTGGCTTGAGTGCAAATGCAAAACAGAGTACCATTATTTCCCTAATATGGCAATGAAGGATGGTTTTGCTAGTCATATTATGGTTCATGAAAGTGTATCAAAGTCTTTTGTAGATAATCCAGATGAATATATTGAATTGTCAGATGGCTACAAGCCATATACTCCTAGTGTTGCAAAAAACAAATGGTGGTACTATTCTCCTGTAGTTGGGCCGATGCATAATGGGATGGGTCGATTGCAGGAGTCGGTTAGGACGTATGGCGGTAGAAATGCAGAAACAGAAGTGCCAAATATTCTTCTTGATAATAGGGCTAAATTAATCTATAGAGTAGGGTACGAGCCGGGTCAATGGTTTTATTACTGGATGCTGGCAAAAGGGTATCTTGGTTATCATATACCAACTGAAACAAAGTGGCTCCCTGGTAAAGAAGCTCAACAGCAAGATTACACTTTAACTGAAAATGGTGTAAAACACTTATGGGGAATCTCTGCATACCACGACTATACGCCAGAAAATGAAAAGGGTACTGCTATATATAAGCAGTCTATCCCAGATCAACTATACAACTCATTACCTGAACATCAAAAAATAACACCATGAGCACATTATCGTTTATGTCTGATGATGGGTTAGTTGTAGAGTTAGGGATGGAGATATTTGTTCAGGCTAAAGATTGTGGTTATTATAAAAAACACATTGCGAATGAGCAATTAATTCATCGAAGATTAGGAATAGTTAAAGAAAAAGAAGCGTGGCTATATGAGGCGCAGATCCCAATACATTGGAACTATTTTGTTAAAGAAGAAAATGCAATTGAACATAAGGCAAATATTGAGGCTAATGGGCCTGATGAAATAATATTCTTACCAAAGACAATAATTTAAAATAACACTTTAATGGAGATTACAACATTCTCGCATACGGGTAATATAGGCGATATATGGGCAAGCATCCCAGCAATGAGACAACACTTTGTTAATACGGGTAAAAGAATTGATTTGTATTTGGTCGCTAACGTCCCGGCCTTCTATTATGAAGGCGCAGTGCATCCAACAAAGAGTGAAGCCGGGATCAATGTCATGTTAAATCAGAAGATGATTGACATGATGATTCCGCTTTTAAAGACGCAGGATTTTATCAATGAAGTTTATTCTATTGATTTTTCTGAATATGAAGACTACAAAGATAAGATCAAGGTTCATCTTGAGTGGTTTCGGGAAAATGAGATAGGGTTGCCAAACTTTAGCATTAACCGGTGGTACTTCTATGTCTTCCCTGATTTAACCTGCGACTTGTCAGGAATATGGTTAGAGGTGCCGCATACAGAAAAAGATTTTGCCGCTAACAAGATCATCATAACCAGGAGCGAACGCTACACCAATCCATCAATAGATTACTCGTTCCTGAAACCATACGAAGATGATATTGTTTTTTGCGGGACTATGCGAGAGTATAATAATTTCTGCATGTCGTATGATCTTAATATCCGCAAGCTCAACATCAATAACTTCTTGGAATTAGCGCAGGCAATCAATCAATGTCGGTTTCATATATCAAACCAGACACAGGCAGCACAATTATCGGAGGGACTAAAGATACCCAGAATAATAGAAGTGTGTACATATGCCGCTAATGTAATTCCTATTGGGGAACATGCATATGATTTTCAGAATCAACTCGGATTAGAATACGCATTCCATAAACTAAACGGAACAGTGGAAATGTTTTTTGAAAGAATAAAGAAAGAACAAGAAGCAAAAAAAACTGCTCAATAATGGCATATGTATATAGGCATATAAGGCTTGATAAAAATCAACCATTTTATATAGGAATTGGGAATGATGATAATTACGCTAGGGCTAATACCATAAAAGGTAGAAATTTACATTGGAAACGAATTGTCGATAAAACTAATTATGATATTGAGATATTGATAGACGGAATTAGCTGGGAGCTTGCATGTCAAAAGGAGATAGAATTTATATCTATATATAAAAGAGTAAAAGATGGCGGCACATTATGTAATATTACGTTGGGCGGTGAGGGTAAACTTGGTGTAGCGCCAACAAATGCCTTTATAAAAGGGCACAACATGTCCCCTATGAAGGGGAAAAAACTAGACCCAATATTGAAAGAAAAAATGCACAGTGCTAGGCGAGGTATTCCAAGTTGGAATAAAGGAATTTCACCAAAGAAAGAAAGTATTGAAAAGCAATTAAGAACTAAAAAAGAATTGGGTAAAATACCGAGAGGGCCAGATCATCCTAGATTTGGTAAGACGCATTCTGAAGAACAAAAAGCAAAATGGAGAGTTACTAGAAAGGGAGACATCCCTTGGAATCTTGGTAAGAAATGGGATAGGAATCAGATGACAGATAAAATGCTAAAGGCGAAGCATGGGGATAGGATTGAAGTGTATCAATATGGTATGAATGGAATATTTATTCAAAAATACATATCTGTATGTGATGCCTCTGAAAAAACAGGAGTCGGTAAGGGGAATATTTCTCATTGTTTAAAGGGGAATAGAAAATCAAGCGGCGGCTACAGGTGGTCGCTCAAGCCGCTTGAATAAAAAATTTACCCCATGAGGGAGGAAATTTGGGCAACTGTTTCTGCTACGTAGTATGCAGTCCCGGTAGAATTAGCAGCTGCGCTAGAAGGAACACGAATCAAGCTATAAACATTATAACCTGAACTGAGGCTTCTTTGTGGTGAGTTTGAGCAGTCCTCAATTAAAACTAACCCGACTGTTGGGAAGCCTATTTTTTTTGGTTGATCCCGGTCTAAAACGCGGGCATCGATTTGATAAACGTTTACAAAAAATACATTGGCCATTGTAGTGAGTTTTTATGAAAATTCAATATTGATAAGATAAAATTGAATATAATTTGGGGTAATAAAGTGTGTTTCATATTTTTGAGACATCTAAATGGACTCCGAAAAGACATCCCCAGATTCAATGAAGTTTTTGAAGATTTCCTTAAACCTATGGATTTATGGAAAACTAAAGGCATATGCGAAGGAGAACGGCATGTCGGTAAGAGCCGCGATTCGGTTTATTATTAATCAGTTTTTTAAAGGCACTTCATACTAAATACAATGGGCTTAGGCGGCATAATACAAATGGCAATCCAGCGAGATATGGCTGGAAAGGAAGTTCAGAATGGTCTTTCTTATAGCGAATTAGTGGTAGATAATCGCTTCTGCATAAAAATGTCTTCTGAAAAACATCCCGAGGCTACAGTAGAATGTTCGGTTCCGTATACTGGAATGCAAGAAGAGGAGAACTATTGTCGGCTATACTTTTTGTCTATGGTATTCAATGCCGCCGTTCATGGGATGAAAAGGAGATCAGTAAAATCACATAAAAAATTCAAAAGATGACCATTAAGGAATTTAAAAAGATACTCAAAGGCATTCCTGATGGATTTGATATAGCCATAGATGTGGGCGATAATTCTTTAATGCCAATTTGCCCAACAGATTGCGGAGTGACACAATTAGAATTTAACGATACCAGGGAGAAGGTGTTCGTGTTTGTGTTATGTCCTTGCTCATGTGAGCCCGGAACGTCCAAAGAATCTATATTAAATTAAATCAAAATGATGAGGCGTAATAATAGGCTAGATATAGTTGGCCAAACATTTGAAAGGTTAAGTGTCATTGCGTTTGCCGGGGTAAAGGGTGAAAAGACTATGTGGTTGTGTAGGTGTAAGTGTGGTAAAGAAATCAGAGTGGCTGGCGTATCATTAAGAGCTGGCAAGACAAAATCATGTGGATGTTATAAGGTTGATGGGATAAGGGAAAGAAGCCTTAAGCATGGGCATCAAACCCAAGATAACAATAGCGCCGAATATAGGATATGGCGACACATGAAATCTAGATGTTATAATCCAAATGTGGAGCGGTATCCAAATTATGGGGGGCGTGGGGTAATTGTATGTGAAAGGTGGCTTAACTCGTTTGAGAATTTCTATGCAGACATGGGCCCAAGACCAACAGCGTCACATTCTATTGATAGGTTCCCGGATGTTAATGGCAATTATGAGCCGTCAAATTGCAGGTGGGCTACTACTACAGAACAAAGCAGAAACACAACACAAAATAATTGGCTGGAATATAATGGCGAAAGGCTTATTTTAAGCGACTGGGCTATTAGGTTAAAGGCGCATCCGTCTAATATAAACAGGATGTTAAAAAGGAAATCATTTAAAGAAGTTGTTGAATATTATAAAAACAAAACATGTTAAAAAAGACACTTTACGGAAAGGATGCAAGAACTAAAATGTTGGACGGAGTTAAGAAAATTGTTGATGCCATAAGAATTACTCTTGGGCCGATGGGGAGAAATTGTGTTATAGCCCAAAGCGCAGTAGTTGATTATGGCGTACATAGTCTCCCGCTCCATTGTACAAAAGACGGCGCGACAGTGGCGAAGGGTTTTGATTGTGAAGATTACTTTGAAAAGGTAGGTGTTATGATTATAAAAGAAAGCACCTATCAGACTGTAACGCAAAGCGGGGACGGGACTTCAAGCTGCGCAATATTAGTTCATGCCTTGTTAGAAAAGGGCGTTGAATTAGTTAATTCCGGGGCAAATCCAATGGAGTTGAAGAAGCAGATAGATAAGGCGGTTGAAAATGTAGTTGAACAATTGAAGGCATTTTCAACTCCAATAAAAGGCAACATTGACAGGCTGAGGCAGGTGGCTACTATTAGTGCCAATAACGATCCAGAAATTGGCGGCTGGATAGCAGATGCCTTTGAAAAAATAGGCGATGAAGGAATTATTGACTTGGAAGCCAGTAAGGGTGTAAGAACTGAAATAAAGATCAGCGATGGTTACAAATGGGATCAGAGCTGGACTAGCCCTTTGTTTATTACAAACCGGGAAAAGCAAATCGTAGAATTTGAAAACCCGCTTATCCTTATCTACCACAATAGAATTAATCACCACACCCAAATCATGAAGGCACTGGAATTATGCCAGCAGTCCGGAAAGCCTTTATTGATTATTTGCGAAGATGCCGTAGAAGAGGGGTTGGCCTTTATGGTGCTGAATACCTTGCAAGGACGTGCGAAGGTTTGCGCAGTGAAATCTCCGGCATTTGGCGAAGATCGCAGGCTTGAAATGGAAGACATTGCTTTATTGACAGGTGGCGACTACATTAGTGATGTGCGTGGTATCAATATCAAGGAGGTCACAAAAGATAACTTCGGGACAGCAAAAAAGATAATTGTAACCAAAGACGAAACCATTATCATTGGCGGCGGCGGCAATAAAGATTCAATTGAAAGCCATGTGAATGAGCTTCGTATGAATCTAGCACAAGCCAAAAACGAAGATGAAAAATACCCAATTGAGAAGCGTATTGCAAGACTGAAAGGTGGTGTTGCTGTAATTCAGGTAGGGGCTGCAACTGAAACCGAAATGAAGGAAAAGCTGGATCGTTTTGACGATGCAGTGAGGGCAACTAAGGCGGCGATAGCAGAAGGGTTTGTCCCGGGAGGGGGCACAACTTACCTGCGCATCCGGTCTGGTAATGAAATAGTTGATTACGCAATGGATATGATATTAAGACAGATATGCCTTAATGCCGGGGTGGATGCGGATCAAATTGTAAAGCAAGTAAAAGGTGCGTCTGGCAATATAGGCTACAATGCAAAAACTGATAAGATTGAAAATCTCGTTGAATCCGGCGTAATTGATCCAACTAAGGTAATTCGTTGCGCGTTGACCAATGCCGCCTCCAGCGCCGGTATGATTTTAACAACAGAGGCAATGATCGTTGACACAATGTAATTTTATGAATGAACAAGAATACAACGAAGAAATTAAAAAGGCCGCTTGGCCAAATATACAAGATGGCCAAATAAAATATAAAGCCTTTAAGGCGGTAGATGGCCCAAAAGCAACAGGAACATACGTTTGGATAATAAGAGATGAAACTAAGGCAGAGCAGAGCGGTCTGTTAATCCCTGGCACTGGTCGCGAAAAGCCCCACACAGGCACCATTCACTCCTTTGGAGATAAGGTGACCGATGAGGATATAAGAACAAGAACACGGGCCATCTTTCATAAAGGGATAGGCCAAGAGATTGAATACGGGAATAAATTGTATCTGGTTTTGCAGGAACATGAAATAATCGGAACCGATGATTAAAGCAGCGAATAGCAAAATAATAGTCCGGGTAGATCCGACTCAAAAGAATGAAATAAAAATGGGCGGTATCACTATGACTACCGCCCTATTGTTTGAGAATAATTACCGGGAAAAATCACCAACAATTGGGGTTGTGGTTCGTGGGAATGAATATGTGGTAGAGGGGGAGGTTGCCTTGTTTCATCATAACCACTTCCATATGCCATCACCTTATTGGATCGGGGATGATTTATTTAGTGTCCCTTTCAATAAAACACTTTTTGGCATTTTGGATGAAGACGGGAATATAGCGCCTATGTGCGGCAACATCCTGTGCAGCCGTGTGCCTATGGAGTACGCGATGCCTGTCCCAGTAGAAGATCGGCAAACTTACATTGATAGAGCTATAGTAATTAGTCGAAGCCATCCGGAATACCGATTTGGCCAAACAATCTTCCACCGGCCCCATGCAGGCTATGACATTGTTTATAACTGGTTCGGCGAAGAAAGGCGCGTAACCAAGGTGCATGAGGAAATGGTGATAGGGATAGCGGGGTAATTGTTCCCCGTGGAACGTTTCGTGAAACTATTTAAAATAGCAAAGCCCTCATTTAGAGGGCTTTTAGTATATTTGAAGTAACCAAACAAAAAATATACCATGCCAAATGTACAGAAATCTAAATTAACTTTCGTTAGAATTACTAAAGCGGGGCACCACGCAAAAGCGATTTATAGATGCGAGTGTGGCAATGAGAAAGAATTGTATATGACTAATGTAAATTCTGGGAGTACCAAATCTTGCGGTTGTAGTACCAATAAAACGCATGGGTTGTCTAAAACACCGCTATATGGCATTTGGGGTGGTATGATAATGAGATGCGAGAACCCAAATAATGAAGATTATCATAATTATGGAGGGAGAGGGGTGACAGTATGTGATGAATGGAGAAATAATCCAGAAAGTTTTATTGAATGGGCATTAGAAAATGGATGGAAGAAAGGGATGGAGGTTGATAAGGATAAAAGTGGCAGTATGATATATTCTCCTAAAACATGCGAAATAATAACGAAGAAAGAAAATTCAAATTATAGAAGAGCAAGTCATTACATAGAATATAATGGCAAAAGACAGACTCTTCAGCAATGGAGTGAGGAAACAGGCATACATTTTAGTTTGATTTTGGCTAGAATCAATAGACTAAAATGGTCTATTGAACAGGCTTTAACAATAAAGCCTAAATATGGAAGAAAAATAAAAAAGTAATGGATAGTAATGATTTATTTCCTAGCGACCCTCTACTTAATAGATTCTTTTTGAATCCTGCTGAAAAACAGAATAAGGAAAGGGGGAAAAAAATAGTTAAAGATTTCTATAACAAACAAACAAATAATAATACAGATACTAATTTCTTCCGGCTGCGTAATGCCAGATGGAATGAATTGTTGCTCTGGGCAAAGGGCAGTCAAAAAATGGCTGAGTTCTTAGATTTCATGAATGTGGAGTCGGCTAACAAAGCGTATGTTAATCTTGACTACACGCAGTCGCGAGTAGCTGCACAATTTATGGGTACGCTTGTTGAATCATTGAGTAAGAATAAAACTTACCCATGCGTTACCGCAATTGATGACGGCTCTGTGAGAGAAAAAGAGGATCGGTTGTTTGAGGCGTTATATCGAATGCACAATGTCAAAGAAATAGATGAGCTTCAGCAAAAGGCGGGTATAATGCTGGAACCACCAAATGCATATGTGCCAGATGATGAAATGTCGGCGCGGGTGTATTTTGAGTTAGAGGACAGGCTGCCAAAGGAAATAAAGTTTGAAAAACTCCTTAATAAAACCCAGAACGATATAAAATTCGAAAGGGTTGCCAATCGAAAAACACTTTCCCATCTTACTATTTTAAACTTTGGGTGTACCAAAATTGAAAGGTGTGCGCCTGGCGAGTATACTGTGCGGGTGTGTATTCCAACAAATATGGTGTTTAATTTCTTTGAAAATGATACCAGCGAACATGAGGTAGATATGGTTGGGGAATTTTATAATTTAAAGGTAAAAGATGCAAAATTAAAAATACCGGGCCTTACGGAAAAACAATGGTATGAGCTGGCTAAGTATTCAACAACAAAGAATGTTGGGTACTTCAATATAATGTGGAATGACAACTGGGCTCAAACAACTTACAATCAAAATAGGCCATACGATGATTGTTCTATTTTGGTATTTGATTGTGAGATTAATTGTGGTGAAGATGTTTATTATGTAGAGAAGCCGGACGCATACGGGAAGCCAAACATAACTCAAAAAAAGAGCATCCCATATCAACAGGTAACAAAGGATGGACAAATAATCCAACAAGAAAAGCCAGAAGATGTAGAGATAATTAAGAAGAAGAAAAACACTTGGATGCGTGGCATATATGCCCCTTATGGGGATATGATGCTTTATTGGGGTGCGCCAGATCTGATCATCCCGCAATACACCAACACGTCAAAGCCGCTATCATCTTACACAATTAACATCCCGAATAATGATGGAGAGTATGTGCCGTCGTTATTTGAACGTGGGATGGAAGTGCTGCGCGAATACCAAATTACAAAGCTGAAGCGCAAACAACTTATTGCCAAAATAAAGCCTTCTGGCATACGAATAGATGTTGAGAGTGCCAGAAATTTAGATATTGGTAATGGCGATTCAATTTCATGGGAAGAAGTGGTTCGCATTTACGATCAAACAGGGAATGAATTGTGGAGCAGTAAGGGGCTTGATCCATTACAAAGGGAAACGCCACCGTTAAGCAATACAGTTAGGGATGAAAGCATAGATAAGGTAATTGGCCTTACAAATGTACTTGCCACTCAATTGCAAGAGTTAAGGCAGTTATGGGGTGTTCCGCAATACAGGGATGGTAGTGATGTTGGTGATCGCACAGCCGCCAAATTAGCCGAAGGCCAGAATGAAAGTTCTTATAATGTGACTGATTTCATTCTGAATGCAAACAGTCAACTATGGGAAGAGACATTTTATAAATTGTGTTTGCTTCATTGGAACGACATAGTGAAAGCGGAGCCGGAATCAGAAAGTGATATGTTGGACAGCCGGTTTGATATAAAAGTTAAAACGAAGTCTACTGAATACGAAAGACAACGGCTGGAAGCGGATATTCAACGATTCAGTCAGATGCCGGATGCGCAGGGGAACCCGTCCATAACGTTGAAAGATGCTATGTTCATTCGTGAAATTATGGATGAATACAACTACAAACTAGCAACGTGGTATCTCACGACTACATATGAAAGTAATAGGCGCAAGGCAATGGAAGAAAGTCAGCAGTTACAACAACAAAACCAAGAACTGCAAGCGCAGGTAGCACAGCAAACCGCGCAGAAAGAAATGGAGATGCAAATGCAAAAGCTGGAAGCTGAAAAAGAGCTGGCTGAACATAAGGCGTTGCAGGATATGAAGGTGGAGTTGATCAAGGGTAGTTTTACTATCGCTTCAAAAGCAGAAAACCCACAAATGCCATCATGGTTGAATACAGTTATCTCTCAATTAATACCAAATATAACCGTTCCGATTGCGCAGGAAAATAAAGACATGGCCCAAGAAGTTATATCGCAGCAGATGCAACAACAACAGGCTATGATGCAGCAACAGTCAGGCGAAGATGAACAAATGGAGGATATGCAAGGGCAGCAAGAAAGCCCTGAAATGGAGCAACAAGAAATGATGCAAGGACAAATGCAGTAATATGACACTAGAAGAAAAAGTAGCTCTCTATGAGCAGAATGGCGCAGCTAAATTGTTTTATAGTCTTAATCGAAAAATGAATGAGATGGCTGATCTTATGAATAAGACAAAGCTATCTGATATATCATTGGATGATCCGAAGGATAAAACATTTGAACGTTTGAAGGTTATTTGGAATGATGCAGCTAGTATAGCTATAGCTGTAAAGGCACTCGGAGACTCTGCCGGAGTAACAGGTGATGAAAAGAAGGACGTAGAGAAAAAACCATTCAATGACAGATTAGCAATGGATCGTAATTAATGAGTGAAGTTATAGAGATATATGGGTCGAAAATAAGACTACCAGAACGTCCGGCTGACGAAGATGGTATTAATTTTGGGCTTCCTAGAAAAGAACAAAAATGGGCTAAAAAAGAACTGCCTGCATTCTTTGAAAAGGTCGAGTATTCAAAGGATGGTAAGTTGATGTTAACTAGTGAGCAAGATGCATACGCTGAAAAAGAACTAAAAAGATGTAGGGATGGGGCCTGGATTTGGATTGGCGAAAAGATGCGTTACATAACAGGGCGTTATTATTTTTATTTACAGTACTATATTTTGGAGGATGGGAATGCTCCTGATTTCAGAGAGGCAGATAGATTGTATTTTCTTTTCTTTCAATATTGGTTTTCTGTATTGTGGTGCTTAGGTATAATCAGAATAAAAAAGCGCCGCCAAGGGGCTTCTTCGCAATCGTGTTCTAATATATTGTATGAGGCGATCTTCTATAAAAACTCAAACTGCGGGTTAATATCTAAGACCAGGGAGGACAGCAAAGCTACATTCACCGAAATGGTAACTAATGCCTATCAGTTACTGCCCCCATTTTTTAAACAAAAATTAGTTGGCAAAGAGGAGTCGGTTACTGAATTGGTACTCGCGCATGATAAGGGGGCTAATTCTAAAATAAACTATCGAGCCCCTGTGTTAAATGCGTATGACCGTGGCCGTATGTCATATGTTTTGGGAGATGAATTTGGCAAGTTGGCCCCAGACGTACCTGCATCTAAGCTATTAGGTATTATTTCTAAAACGTTAGTCAAGGGGGTTAAGCGTGTTGGTTGGATTGATTTGCCATCAACGGTGAATGAGCTCACTAAGGGTGGGGGTGCTGAGTATCAGAAGATATTTGACGCGGCAAACCAGTTTAAGCGTAAGCCTACAATAAACAGGATTGTAAGGTTTTTCCAGCCTGCATATGAAGCATTCGAGGGGTTTATAGACGAGTTTGGCGATAGTGTTATAGATGTTCCTACGCAAGAGCAGTATGATTACTTGGTTGCTAAGTGGGTTCAGTATAACGAAGATGGAGATCTGATTTCAGAGTTGTGCGAAGATGATATTAAACTTGGGGCTAAGGTTTATGTGATGCATAAACGTCGTGATGGGTTGAGCGAGGAGGCGTTGGAAGAAGAAACACGTATGAATCCATGTGATGAAGGAGAGGCTTTCATGTTTATGGGTATGGGGTGTGAGTTTAATTCTGGCAACATTAAAAAACAGCAAAATAGACTAGAAGAGAGCCCTGTCTTTTTAAGACAATGCCGCCTTGAAAAGAAAACAGAAACAATTAAGGGTGATGTATTAGGCGCGAAGGACAAAAAGAAGGTAAGTGTTAATTTCATGGATGATGAAAAAGGCGGCTGGCTTCTTTTTGAAAAACCCATTAATGAGAATAGTTTCAGATATGACGGGAAGGGGTTTGAGCCATTAAATAAACACCTGTATCAAATAGGGGTAGACACAACAAAAGATGATTTCGCTTTGGATGGATCAAAACCTACTATCTGTGTGTTTAAGAAATCGTTGATAATTGAAGGGGAGGAAACCGGTAATTATCCGGTTGCATACTATATTGACAAGACCAGATTAGATGTACACTTTGATGATGAGGTCTTGAAAGCTTGTTTGTGGTATGGGTGTACTGCTAACTATGAAATTGACGCGAGGACAGATTTCTATAAATTTTTCTGGAAAGAAGGGGCTAATTCAATGCTTGAATGGACGCCAAAGTTTGCCCAAAATCCAGTAAATTTTACTCCTGCTAAATTTAAACCAGGCACTCAGTCGGGCGACCCTTATCAGTTGGCGGCCCAATTGCAGGCGGCTAAAATGTATGTTGACGGGACTGATCCAGATAAATACAATGGGCATGTTCATAGAATTGTGTTCCCGACGCTCTTGGCGCAGTTATTAAAATATGATCATTCTGCTAGGACACCATCAGATCAGGTGATTGCTCTTATGATGGCTTTATTACCAATACTTGGTGAAAATGAAGTCAACAAAACAAAAGAAACAAAGCCTAAAGAGGTTTTAAAGACTTACAAAATTAAACTTTCAGCTTAGATTTTAAAACCAACCACTCTCTAACAATCTCCATTAGAGCATGAGCCTGTGAAGCCTTTAACTCTTTTTTTTCTGATTTGATTTCAACTTGTTTAAGAAGTACCGCTTTCCTCAAATCAGCTGGGAAATCCTTTAATAATTGGGGCATAACTACAAATTTACGGGCCTTCGTGTCCGTTTGGGCCTTAGTTTGGTCTAAGGTACAAAAATACAGCCATTTATAAGGGGTATTTTTACTTCAAATAAAATACTCCCCATAAAATGGCAGACGAGTTAATTCAGCAAACAGCTCCAGAAACAAATACAGAAGTTCAAGAACAAGCAGCCGCACCAGAAATGAGTTTGGCCGCTCATATGGCTATTGCATTAAATGGTGGGATTGCCCCGCAGGATACTGAAACCAGAGTAGCGCCTGATGCTACACAGGAAGCAGGAACCGCTGCGGCTGCGGCTGTATCTGATTCAGTTGTAAATGACCCTTTTGGTCTTTTTAAAGAAAAATTCGGGTATGAAAACCCCGATGCTGCAATAAAAGAGATTGAAGAATTAAGGGCATTTAAGGCCCAGCCAAGAACACCTGAGTTCACAGTTCCAGATACAGAAAGCGCAGCTATTCTTCGTGCATTAGCTGCCGGTAAAAGAGAAGAAGTATGGAAGGCGTTAGACCATGAAATGAGGATCGAACGCCTTATAAATGCAGAAGTAAATAAGGACAGTGCAGCAGATATTGTAAAGATGGGCATGGCCCTGAAATATAAAGACCTTACTCCTGACGAAATAAACTACAAGTTTAATAAGCAATTTGCTGTCCCGCCTGAGCCAAAACAGATGGATCTTGAAGATGATGATGCCTTTATGAGTAGGCACACTGCATGGAAGGATCAGGTGACGGATAAGCAAATGGAGCTTATGATTGAAGCAAAGCTGGCCAAGCCAGAGCTTCAAAATGCAAAAGGTAAACTCGAAATCCCAGATATAGAAACTCCTGTCGATGAAGGGTATATCCAATATCAGAAAATGTTGGAAGAGAATGCCCGACTAGATGCGGAAACAAAAGCAGCGTATCAGAAATTAACACCAGAGGCTATAGAAACCAAGCTGAATTTTAAAGACGAAGCCAATAAAATAGCGTTTGAGTTTCAGTTTAAGCCGGATACTGACATGTTCAATAAGGCGGTGGATATTGCAACAAATGCCGATAAATTTTGGGGGCTATTTCAAAATTCGGACGGAACTCCGAATCAAAAACTATTCCTAGAATCTATCATGTATGCCCTTGATAAAAACAAGGTTTTGCTTTCAGCAATGAATCAAACAAAGAATGCAACTATCAAGGCACAGCTTCCTGACAACAGTGAGGGAGGATTGGTGCGACAAATTCCACAATCACAAGAGCCTAATGAACTGGATCAAAAGATGCGTGCTTCATTGAGAGGGTATGGCGGGTATTAACAAACATTAACAACACTTTCAAAATTTATAAACTATGCCATCCGCAATAGTTAGAGGCGCAACCGGCCAACCGGGTACAGTCGCATATCCTTCCGGGCTAACCACCGGTATTTTTAACGAACTTAACTTCGTAATTCCTGATTATATCCCTGGTCTAATCGCTAAATACGGTAACGAATCGTATATGCTTGCGATGGAGATTTTGGGTAATACTAATATTGAGCAGGTAAATACAACCACCAATACCTTCTCACATTTTGAAAAGAGCCGTATTTATGGTTCTGGCTTAGTGGCAACTACTGTTGCTGCCGGTGCCGTTGGTGCTGCTGTTAACGTAACACTCAAAAGTCCTCAGTCATACAATGACGGTGCTACTGGTACGCAGTCACCTTTCCTTTTGAATCAGACAATAAAATTCCGCTCGAATGGTCTGAAGTTCAAATTGACAAACATCACTCGTACTACCAGCGCGTTTGTGTTAGAGCTTACGCCAATGGGTGCTTATACCGTTCACTCTGGAACTGGGTCTACGGTTCTGGCGGGTGAAGGTCTGGAAACATTCGGTAACCAGTTAGCGGGCGAGGCTTCAGACAGCCAAGGAACGCAACAGCCTAAGCTGTACCGGTACGACAATACCGCCACAGTTTTACGAGCCTCTGTAAAAGCAAGCGATTTGGCTGGTATGAATAAAACCCAGATTGACTTCGGTAATGGCAGCCATTATCTACCAACATTGGCTATCACCACCATGAATCGGGTAATGATGACGGATATTGAGGATGCGGTTATGGAAGGAGTGCCTTATTCGAATATAGCCAATACTGTTGGTACGGTTGGTATCCTCCCAGATGTTACTGCGCGTGGTTCTGAGGTTGATTATGTTCAGGGAAGTTTCATTATTGGAGATTTCCAGAATTTTACAAATGTTTTGGATGCTAATGGTGGCCCACGCGAGTACCACTTCTTGCAAGATCTGAAGCAACGTCAAGATATAAACAACCTGTTGTTTGGTATATATCGTAATGGGGCGATCAGTTATGGTTCAGTAGGTACAAGTGCCGAAGCGGCTGTAAGCTATGGCTTCAAGAGTTTCTCTACTGACACTTTTGATTTTCACTTCCACCGTTACAAAGGGTTCACTGCGCAGGCTGTGTTTGGTTATACTCCAACAGTTGGCGATTATCGCGCCTATTTTGGCTTCGGTGTGCCACAAGGTATGACCGTAGACGCTAAGGATAGCTCTACTCGGCCGTACATGCAGTGGGTTTATCAACAAAACCCTGACATCCCAACATCTCAGCGTATTTACAGCTGGGATCTGGGATATACAAAAAACACGAAGACCACAATTGCGGCTAACTTTTACGAGCAAATTGCATATGTTGGTTCTCGCGTTACTGCCGCTGAGCAGTTTGCGATATTAAAAGGTATCATTTCATAATTCATAACCATATAGGGGCGTTAAATCGCCCCTATATTTTAATTTAAAAAATCATGGCAGACACTAACAATGAGTTAGTCCCAGAAAAAGAAAAAAAGGAGCGGAAGAAAAGGGAACCAAAAATCCAGTCAGATAAACCTGTAACGCAGAATGTGGATGATAGTGATAAATGGCCGGTGGAAGCTGCGTATTTGGCGATGGAGTTTGATCCGCAAAAGAAGTACATGTTCGAGCTGGCTGTACAGAATATGGAAAGAGAAATGCCGGTTATAGAGGTAGAGGGACAAAAGTCACGGATCATTAAAACGGATAAGTATAAGCCCTACCAAAACATTGTTCTTACATCTCAGGTAATTTGGAAAGGTCAGCGAAGAATTTGCCGGTATTATGATGGGTGTACATCCATATTTGCTGATGAGCAGCCGAAGGATAAAGAGGAAATAGATCAATACATTAAAATTACGCAGCCAAGGGCGTTCTTGAAAGGTAAGTTTGGTGTGTATGGAGATGAGAAGATGTTGCTATTGTATCTGATGATTTGTTCTTGGAATGAAGAGAGCCCATTTAGAACACGTAGTGCTAATGTGATATTTAAGGCATCTGATACGGTTAAAATAGCTTCAGCCGAATCAGCAAAATTGGATGAGACAGAGCGGGCGTTGCAGTTGGCAAAAGATGCATCAAGAATAAAGATGATCATTCATTCTGCCTTCTTGGGTATAGAAACAGAGGATTTTGATTCTGGGAATCCGCTGACCGACAAAGAGATCAGAACTAAATATCGCAGACGCGCATTGGAAGATTCTGCTTACTTCATAGAAAGCTATGGGAACAAGGCGATAGAGGTTAAGTATTATATTAACCAGGCACTTCTGAAAGGGTTAATTACAAATAAGTTCAATCCGAATAAGGCAACATGGCAAAACGGGAAAGAAATATGCGATATTTCCGGATTGAAATCGAATGATGCTATCGGGGAGAAAATATTTGAGTTTAGCCAGCTGGAAGATGGTCAAGAATTTACTATTCAACTGAAGGCTTTGTTTAGTTAAACTATTTATAGAGTACTCTTTTAAAAACAAAAGCCTATCTGTGAGAATGGATAGGCTTTTATTCTTTTAAACAATATGGCGTTAACAACTGATTATCTATACCAGTATACGCTGAATTTGATTAGAAAAAATCAAGCAGGAGCGTTAGGTTCTGTTGAATGGGCTCGTCACTGGAATGATGCTCAATCGGCATATATGGATGATATGCTTGGTAGGTTTCAAGGAAGGACAAATGGGAAGGCTGGAATAAATACCGGGTTGATAGAAAATCAAACCATACTTCAAAAACTATCACCGTTTACAAAAAACGCAACAGTTGCTATTGCATCTGGCAATGGCAACAAGCCATCTGGGTTTGTTTATGAATTAGCATTAAGGATAAATGGAAAAGATGTCAGAAAGATAAATCACGATCAAATAGCGACGGTTAACGATAATGTAATAGATCCCCCATCCATATCGTCTGATACTTATTATGTAGTTGAATACGAAGGGTATTATACTTTTCTCCCATCAGGAGTATCTTCAGCATCACTAGATTACATCGTTGCACCAACGGATATTGTGTGGGGGTTTATTATTTCTGGTGGGCGGCAAACATATAATTCAGCTACCAGTGTTCAACCACTTTGGGATAATAATTCTTGTAGGGAGATAACCAGACGTGTGTTAGACACGGTTGGCGTTTCTTACAAGGATTCTGATTTTGCAGGATTTGGTAATAGAGTAGTAAATACAGGAAACTAATAATGGCATCCTTAATAACATACACAAAGAAACTTTTAGTACAACGTATTCGGCAGGATCTTGCTAATGATTTTCCGGACTCTGAGTTTGCTATTTCAGAACGGGAAGTGTTGCTGCATATTGATCAAGCTCTTGCGTATAATGCTGTAGGTCAGGTGTACAACGGGGCTAAGGTTTTGGGATCACTTGAAGTGCCAGAAGGGTATTTGACTCGTTATGCGTTGGCCGCATTAGTTCAAGATACAATTACTGGTGAATGGTACGCCACCTTGCCGCAACCACCGGTTTCGTTGCCATTGGGGTACAGTATTACTAGATGTTATTTTGCGAGTACCCAAAATGGTGTAAGCCAGGAAATTCTTCCAATAAAGGCCAAGCGGGTAGCTTATAGAAGCAATATGCCGCGTCCGGCAGGAGCCGAATACAAGATAAGCAATGGGGGTACGATATTCATAACAGCTAATGACGGGGCCGTGTTATCTGGCGTTTCTGTATATGTTGAAATGTTAAATACTCGTACATCATCTATGACTGATGTTTTAAACTTACCAGATGACGCAATTGAGGGGATATATAACTTAGCTTATGCCAAGCTGGTGCAAAGATATAAAATGCCAAAAGATGTTATTGAAGACCAAATTGGCGCAGGTAATACAACCCAAAAATCATAATGAATGACTGATATTACACAATATGTGCCGCTTAAACAAATAGTTTCATATATGATTGATGAAACTAATGAATCCATAGGTAGCTTTGATAGAGCTTGGGTACTAGCTTTTCGTGGGTTGGTGGATATGTTGTTTGATGTGACCGCAGAGGCTATAACTGTTAGATTGCCAGTGTTGGGTAATAAAACTGTTCCGTTCCCTGCTGATTATTTGTCATGGGTAAAAATTGGTATTCTTAATGAGAATGGGGAGGTTAGTACATTAAAGATAAATGATGCGTTGACTACATTCAAGGACAACAACCCCAATCGCTTAGATCAAATTAATGGGGATGTAAATGATGCAGCCCCACTACTGTTAGGCAGCCCATTTTATTTAAACTATTACTACAATAACACTTATCAGCCATTGTTTGGTGTAGGAGGTGGGCTGATCCAGTATGGAGAGTGCAGAATAGATGACAAGAATAATATTATAGTATTACCTCCGGATTTTAGGTTTGATAGTATTATATTGGAATATATAAGTAGTCCACAGAAAAATGGAGATTACCATGTGCCAATTGTTGCGCAGGAAGCCATTATTGCTTTTATAAAATGGAAAAGCAAAACAGGAACAGAGAGGGAATATGTATCTGCACAGATAAAAGCAAGACGAAGGATGCCAAAAAAGAAGGTGTCGCTGCAAAAAATAAACCAGATATTAAGGGAAAGTGAAGCACAAAAACTTAGATCATAGTAATGGAGAATAAGGTACAGATAAAGCAGCTGGCCGGGATGCTCAACCTGGACGACCCATTAGAGGCGGTGGCTCCTACATCCCATGTAGGAGCTAGGAACATTTACTTTACTGGCACCCCTCCAAACAGAAAGGCGAATGTGGTGCAGGGGGTATTACCTGTTAGTAATTCGTTATTGCCTAATACCGGAGTAAATAAAACTATTTTTAAAAAATACGACCAGGTAAACAAAAGGATATATTTTGGGAATTACAATTCATTAGGCAAGCATGGCATTTATTCTTTTGATACTATTGCACAGACATTCTCAAGATTGATTGAGGTGGGGGTTAATGCATCCGGTGATCCTTTGGCGTTTACTGCCGAATCGATATATAATACTGACATAATATATGGCGATAGTACTCAAGGGGACATTTTGTATTTTACGGACTCACTCAACAGGCCGACGAAGATAAATATTAACCGGGCGCTTTCTGGTGGATATGGAACCATACAAAGATCTTATTTGGATGTGGCGAAGGAGCCGGCTGATATGATCATATATGCTACCTATGAAAATGATCCAGCAAATACTGTTAATAGTCTTCGAAAGAAGTTGTTTAGATTTAAGATAAGGTGGGTGTTTGATGACTTGGATAAGTCCATAACCAGTAGTCAGAGCGCAATGCCTTTGCCATTTAACGCATTTGATCAGACTGTAGATGCAGACCCTACAAAAAATTGCCGAATAGCACTGGTGTATCAGACTGGCCCCTCAAATGTCAAAAAAGTAGAAATATATGCAGCCAATTCGGATGGGAACCAAATGAGTGATTTCTATCTTATTGAGTCTATAGACAAGGCCACACAGGGAATTTCAAGCAATGATATAGCTACCTATTTGTTTTACAATGACAAAGCATATACAACATTAAATACAACAGAAAGTAACCAACTGCTTGATTATGTACCTCAGCAAGCGATTGCCCAAACAACACTTAATGGGAATGTAATAGCTTATGCAAATATAACAGAGGGATATCCAAACCTAACTAATTTCTCGGCCAGCGCGATTTCATCCAGTGCTGTTCCTTATTATTATGGGGATTACTATAGCCAGCTGGTCGCATATAAAGGCACCAGCTCTATACATATAGTAGTTAGAGCTTCAATAGTTTTGCCAGGTAATAATTACAATGTTTATTTTTCAGATAGCTCAAGTATATCATATACGGCTATATTGGGTGATGATGCATCCTCTGTTATAGAGGGACTTCGGGTTAGTGCCATAGCTAATGGATTTATTATTGATAGCAGTTCTGCTAATGATTTATATATATCAAAGACATCAGTTGATGTTTCGTACTGGAACGTAACAAATAGTTCGTATTCGGTTAATGCTTTATTGTATACATCGTTTAATGCATACGACTGGAATAGTAAATATGGATTCGGTTTAATATATTTTGACCAAAAGGGGAGGACAAATGGTGTTGTATATACCAATGGGTTTTCTGTGCAAACAAATTCGTATACTGAATCAAATCCGACAGGGGATATAACTAAATTCAACGCAAGTATTTATCATCAACCGCCAGATTGGGCCTATTACTGGCAATGGGTTAGAACTAAGAATCTAAATAAAGCCCATTTTGTGCAATGGATTACAGATAGAACATATAAGGATTTAAGTGCGGTATCCGGAAAGATAAAATATGCATATCTGAGTATTGAGTCTCTTAGGGTATTTGTGGTTGAAAACCCAAGCAGTCCGCTATCATATTCATTTACATCGGGGGATAGGGTTCGGTTTTTTAAGAGGTATGACCAAGATGGTAATACTGCTAATCTTTATGGGAATACAAAGGATTATGAAATAATTGGATCATTTATAAACCCAACTATAAATGGTGTTGTAAGAGATGGGCAATTTGTAAAAATAATACTCCCTGATACGGATGGTTCATTTGATTTTGGGTCAGGATTTGATAATTATTTCATTGAATTATATACACCGGCGCAACCAGTAGCTAATGCCCTAAATATGTATTATGAATTTGGGGAGCGATATTCAATTTTAGCGCCTACATTAAACTCGAGAGCCCATCAAGGCCAATTACAGAATCAAGATATAGGTGCTGGCACCCCGGCTACCTTTGAGTTTTTAAAAGGCGATGATTATGTAAGACTAAGGGCTATTCAAACAGGAAACGTATATACATGGAATGTACCGCAAAGCTCTGCTACTGGGTTTAGATTTTTAATCCCTTTGAATTTTGTAAATTCAACATACACTGATTCCAATGTGATCCCACATTCAGTTCCTTTATCTGGGATTGGAAATGTTTTTGATACACATACTGATTCAAGGTGGCTTATTCAGGTAGTATCAACCCTGACATTATTTAAGATAGGCGGCGTGTTGTCTATTAACTTCCCAACTGCTAAAAGCGGTGATACGTGGACTATATTTGCACCAAATAAATCGGGAGATAATCACATACTAGTTCCTCCTTTTGATGCTTCCAATGCCGGGACATACACATTCCCTATTACAACATTAGAGGTAAATGGTGAAGTAACAGATACAATTTCGCTTGAAAATGATAATTTATTTCTAATAGCCCAATCTGTAAATAATAACAACGATAGACAGGTTATATTCATGGCATCAACGTTTACACTAACAGTTGATAAAATAATTAATCAGCGTTGTATTGATCCTAATTTTTCTGATTATTATCCAAGTGCGGTAAATTCAAATGGGAGGGCCTGGGTTTTTGATGAGAATGCAAATAAAATAACTTACCCAACCCAGATCAGATGGTCATTACCGTATCAGCAGGATACACAAATAAATATGACTAGTAGATTTTATCCTGAAAATTTTGATACATTAGATAGGAGTAATGGCCCGATTCAAGCTATGAGGTCAAATATTGGGGTATTAACTTATTTTCAAGATAGAAGATGTGGCTGGACACGCATTTATGGTAAATACATTACAGATTCGGAGGCGACCGGGCAACTCGCTACTACAGATTCTATAATAGCAGCAAATAATACCAGTTATTATGATGGCAATTTCGGGGTGGGCAACCAGGCAACATCCATAGTACAAAGCGGATATGTTTATTATTTTGTTGATCCGGTTCGCAGAAAAATATTAAGGCTAAGTAGAGATGGGATAACAGACTTATCAGAAACGTATAAAGTACAAACATGGGCTAGTCAAAATATACCTAAGTACCAAAATCCGGGGACGTATAGGTTCGGTGGTATGCAAAAAATACTTGGTGCATTTAATATTCGACAGGATAATATGGGCGAATATCTTTTATTGGCGCAAGGCACAACGACTGTAAGTGGGGAAACATTGTCGTTCGAAGAGAAATACAATATGTTTACATCCCCTATAGATATTGATTGCGATGCTATTGTTTGTGCTGAGGACGTTTTGTATTGCTTTAGGAATGGAGTATTATATAAACAAGGGGGCGTGAACGTGTCCGCTGTTTTTTTCGGCACTCAATATTCGGCAAATATTAAATTGGTATTTAATGAGCAAATTGCAATAAAGAAAATATTCAATGCGACTGGTCATATGGCTAATGCTACATGGGTATCCGATACGAGAGGGGATGTGATAACGAATCATATTAATCCACAGACGTTTTTAGGCCAGGAAAGCCTAATAATGAGTCAGGATTATGATATTAGCGAGAATCCGAAACGGTATGCAGCAATAAACAAAGACATGAATAGTATGACTGATGGAACTTTGGCATTATGGGAAGGGGATTATATGACAGGGGAGTATATGGTTGTTAATTATAAGTATATAGCAAATGCCCCATCGTTTTTTTATGCTCCATTTTTAACATGGCAAAGTGACAATAGAAACCCATGACATACAATAACATTTACGAATATTTTAAGGGTGATAAGAAGCTACTGGAATATTATGATCCATTGAGTGAGGCGACTAATAATGAGGAAGCTGCTATGGAAATATATCACAAGCTGATAGATCATAGTAGAGAGAAGGAGTGCTGTTTTGTTAGAAATGAGTTTGGTTACATTTTTTACAGTGATAGATTATTGATTAGTTTTTGCGTGACTCCTGAATTAAGAACAAAAGACAACATTGCCAAGTTCGGCGTGCATTTAAAGGCTACTATGGGGGAGTATTTTGAATGCTTTTTGTATAACAAGAATACTCGGGCAATTGGTTTTTTGAAAAAACTTGGCATGAAAGAAAATATTTCAAATAATTTGGTAACACGTTTAATATATAAAGAATGCCAGTAACTTCATTGTTGATGAGTTCATTGATGGCCGGAGATACCGGTAATGGTAAAGGGGCTGGTTTAGCTAATATAGCAGGCGGCTTAGTGTCAGGCGTGACAGGGTTCTTTCAGCGCAGAAAGGCTAAGAGGGAACTAAGTAAGCTCCAGCGACCAGAATATGCAATCCCGAATGAAATAATGCAAAATCAAAAAATGGCGCAATTGGCTGCAAGTGAAGGGTTGCCTTCCCAGCAGTATAACAATGCGATGAAAAATATTCAGCGATCGCAAGCAAATGCATTGAGTGGCGCTATAGATAGACGAAGTGCATTAATGGCGCTCCCTAAATTACAGCAACAGGCGAATGATGCATACGGGAAGCTGGACGTTGCTGACGCTAATGCCAGGATGAATAATCAGCGGCAGCTATATGGGATAAACTCACAAGTGGCTGGCTATAGGGACAAGGCTTTCGATATAAACCAGATGCAGCCCTATCAGGAGAAAAAGAATTATTACAATTCACTATTGGGGGCGGGTAATCAAAACTTAATGTCTGGCATTGACAAGGCCGCATCAGGAGTTGGGTTGCTTGTTGGTGGTGGATTTGGAGGTGGTAAAAAGAAAAGCGCGAGTAGCACAGGGAGTGCCCCTGCCTATTATAACGGATATTCATCGGGCAGCGATTATGGACAAATAGAAAATCAATACGACTAATGGCCGAACAGCGCATACTGCCACCGTATGGTGACATATTTATCGTTAACACTCCTTCTTTAGACAGGACTGCGCAGCAACTTTATGTTGCCCAGCAGCAGCGGCAACTGCGTCAGCAGCAGGAGAATCAGGAGCTGGATAAAATGCTTCAGAAGGACTTTGCTAATATTAGATCTGTAGATACGCCAGATGTTGTAGACTCATATACTAGATATAAGCAGTTGAAAAAGAATCTCCTTTTTAATAAGGATTTACAACGTGATCCAATGCTTTATAATAAAGCACAGCAGGCGGCTAATGAGGCATATTCTGAAATGAACCAAAGGATTAATCAAAGTAAGGAGATAAAGGACATGACTAAAACGATGACAACTGATCGGTTTAAGAACCCTGATGCTTATGCGGATGATTATGGCCAGAGAGTGATGGCCCTAAATAGTACGCCAATATCCGGATTGCATCAATATCCAGATTTAGTCAATTGGGATAACTATCGTTATCAAGGGTCAAATACCAACTTCAACGATATTGTGTCAAAGGTTTATGGTCAGCCAAGAAAAATAGTTGGTAAAGAGGAGGCGTTGGATAAACAAGGGATACAGTTCCGGGCTCCCGTATACGAATACGGAACACCACCTGCCCAAGTGTATGAGGGGCTGGTCAATTCTTTGGATCATAAAGCGGAAAGGGATGCTGCGTATAAATGGAAGCAATTGACACCAGATGTAGTACAGGGCATTGAGCAACAGTATAATTCAATACCACAGGCAAAATGGGAGCAAATGGGGTTGGCGGTACCGCAGAAAATAGATATACGCGGAGGGAGCGACGCGGAAAAATACATGCGATTACTAGCTATGCAAAATGCAATAAACACTAACCCAAGACTTGTTAACTACGAGAATAGGACTTCTGAGAAAGCAAAGATGGATTTGCAGTATGATAGAGATTTAAAAATGCAGGCATTAAAACATGCAAACGCAAAAGACTTGATAAAGTTCAAGAAAGATATTGATCCAAATGATCAAGAGCTTAATGATATGTGGGTTACGGAATATGTAAGTAAACTTAAAAATGAGGCATATCAAAGAGGGGTTTATCCATATAAATACGGGAATAGTTCCGCTGTCCAGGAGTATAATATACCTGTAGATCCGGTTTTAGGTAAGGCGTTAAGCGTTGGAGGTGTTGAGCCAGATGCTGTTCGGGTAGACAAGGACGGTAAATTCAGACGTATTTTTTATAAAAGATATGAGAAGGGGGATGAAATACCAGAAGGGAAAGCTGTAGGTGATATAAAAAGCAGTGGGCCTAATGCTGTGGTAGATGAAGTATTAGGGAGAGCCCAATTAACCCAAGATCAACTTGAGTTGGCATTAGGTAAAAAAGCGCTCACCGGGAAGCAGCTGAATAAACAAATGGTCAATACTGTTGGGGGGGCTGGTAAAAAATATTCTATTAACGGGAAATCATACTCTAAGAAACAACTAAACGATATGGGGTATGATGACAACGAAATTAATGAAGCAATAAACGCAGGCATAATAAAGTAATGGCTGAAGAAATTATATATGATCAAGTAGATGGAGGCGGCGACCCTGACCCGCTAGGGCTGCGTCGTCAATTAAAGCAGGTAAAGAAGCCTACACAAGCCGCCGACCCATTAGGGTTGCGGTCGCAAATGCGTACAGCAAATGTGCAGCAGCCTGCGTTTCAAGTTCAAGTTGCCCAACCAACATTTAGGGCTACACAACAAACCAGCGAACTTCGACCAACTGGGCCTAGTGAGCCTATAAGTATCAAAAAGGAAGAAATAGGGTACATTCCAGATAATCGCACAATTGAAGTTGAAAAGATGAGGGGCAAGGCTCAGGAGGCACATAAAAAGATACGCGATGAGTTGTTACTGAACGATGATCAATATGAGAAAAAATTAAGAGAGTTGCGCAGGGATAACTATACAGCTGATGATTTGATTCAGGAATACAAGGCAAACGGGTGGCCATTGCCCATCCAGTCTGAAATGCCCAAGTTATTGCAAAGGGCAAAACAGCGTCAATACGAGAAGCCGATTACGCCCGAAGACATTTCGGATATTAAGACCGGGACTGTATTGGATGAGAAGAATGCCAGGTCGTTCTTAAAGACATTGAATAAGGCAGAAGCAAATGCAAATTCTTTTGTTATTGATAAATTCAATGAAATATCTAATGATCCTGATGCCCTTGAGAGAATACCAAAAATAAAAAATATTGAAAAAGAAATAAAAGCAGGCCGCGTTGTTTATGATCCAGAAAAAGGACAAGCGTTTAAACCTGTAGGTGTGATAGGTTCTGCAATTGAGGCCGTCAAACAAAAAAATCAACTATATGCAGATCGCGATTTTCTTAAAAATACCGAAAATGATGCTGCGATTCTGTCTGAATATAAAGCCCGGAAAAAAGATCAATTAGATGAGCCTATCCCGGTGCCCAAAGGGAAGTTGTCAGAAATAATTGGTGGCATGGCTGGAACTCCCTGGCAGATATATGCAGCCGGGGCTCTTGGTAGTCTTGGTGGGCCACAGGCTGGTATTGCAGCTGCAACAATAGTTGGCGGTCGGGAAATGTCCAAATTAGAGTACCCAGCTACTTTTTGGCGAACCATGGATGAGCTGATAAGTCAGGGCGTTCCCGAATTTGAATCTGTACACAAGGCTAGGCAACAAGCAGATCAGGCTGCTGAGGTTGGTGCCATTACGGGAGGCGCAATGGGTCTTGTTGGCGCTAGGATGGGGGCAGCGGCTTTGCCTAAAGTAAATTTATCTCAAGGATTTCGTCAAGCCGCTTTCAATGTATTAAAGCAAAATGGATATGAGCTTGGCAAAGCTGGATTAGAAGGACTTGCTACAGGAGGGGTAGGCGTTGCTGGGGAAATATATAAAAATAAACTAGCTCAATCAGCGGGAATAAAAAGAGATATTGATGAAGGTACAAAGCAAGTGTTTGAGCAGAATCTATTAACTACAGTTGCATTGGCTGGTGCCATTAAACTATTTAAAGGAGTTGCCCCAAAGAATGCTCGTCAATTAATGCATGGTTTGTCAAAGTTGCCAGATGAGCAAATAGGGGAAATGCTTTCTGAGCGTGTACAATCGGGTGATATAACACAAAAGGCGGCAGATGATACACAGCAGCGAATTAATGAATATAGAGGGTTAGACAAGTTAATACCTGAAGATGTATCTGAGGAAGCTAGGTTTAAAATTCAAGATAAAATAAAAAAGAGAAATGACTTAGACGCTACTCTGGAAACAACAGACAAGGCTTATCACACTGAAATAAAAGAAAAAATAAAAGCATTAGATGAAGAAATCGTTTCATTGACCAAAGAAAATAAGCAACCAGTTGAAAAAATCCCTAGTGGATTGTCTAAAGAGCAGGAAAAAGAAGCCATAGAAGTAGCTAATGAATGGATACAAGAGGGCATACTTCCTCCTTTGTATGAGGGAATGGTTAAGCAAGACCCGATCGGGTTTTGGAAAATGATTGCACAGCAGGCTCAAAATATGGACGAAAATTGGAGGCCGTTGGGTAATGAAATAAATGAGCAGGCAATTAGAGATCAGTTTGGCGATACCGTTGTTGATTATGCGAAGGAATTATTTCCTGCGCCCCAGACAGAAGTACCGAAGTCTGTTAGTGTTATTCAGCCAGGACAAATAAATAGCCCAGAAATAATAGGTAATGATAATATTTATATTGGAGATTTAATAGATAAGGATGTGTCGTATAAAGGACAGAAAGGTACGCTTTATCAAGATGGGCAAACTGTAATTTTTAAAGTAAAAGGTGCTAATAGGGAATATGAAATAGGTAATATTGAAGAGGTTAAAAATAGTCCAATAAACAAATACGGGATTGAACATGAAGCTTCTGTTGTAAGTATAAATAATGATGGGGAGATAGTTATTAGGGGTAACTCTTACAAGAATAATTATTCTGATCCATTTATGGCTATTAATAGAGATGCGGATGGGAATGTGATAAGTGTGAGTCTTGAAACTAAAGACGGGCAAAAGAGAACATTTAGGGGTAATATAGCAGAAGATATTGCATACAATATTCATCTAAAGGAGATAAATAAAAACAATGCAACAAAATCAGAGTTCGAAGAGTTCATTAATTCAAATGAGCCCACCAGGAAGCAGGTTGAAAATGGAAGACTTTCAGAAATTGACCAAGAAGGAGCAATTAAAAATAATGCAGAAGTTCAAAGAAGCAAAATTGAGCCTGAAACCATAAAACCAAAAGAAGATGCCATTCAAAAGCGAAGCGCAGCGCCGATTATTGTGGATGAAGCGACCGGACATAGCCAAGAGGTGGTCGGAGGAATACCCGAATCAGGGGAAGTTGCCATACCACAAGAAGAAGGACAACGACCACCCCAAGAAGAAGGTATTACTCCGGGTGAAGAAGGGCGAGTAGGCGAACCATCAATGACAGGCATAACTCACAGACAGATGGATATTCTAGCTGAAGAACTTGGGTTGCCTACATATGAAAAATCGCCAGAGCGTGTATCTGAATGGGATCAACAAGCTGCTAAAAAGTTGCAACAACCAGAAGCGCTTGATAATTTATTTACTAAGCTTCGTAATGGGGAATTGCCAGATCATGTAGAAACTAGGATGATGCTTCAGTATATGGGTGATATTATGGCTAAAATAGAGCGCGATCCATATAATCGAGCATTACAGGATCAATTGCTACGCACAAAGGATTTATTTAATATAGCTGGCCGATTGCAGGGTAAGGGGCTGGCTGCTAGAAAGGGGCAGATACCTGTTGAAGAAACATTGCCTGATTTCATTATAAGAGACAGGGAAGTGAATAAAGCCCCATTAACAGACGAGCAGATAGCAAAATCTAAAGAAGAGTTTGAGGAAATTAAAAAGGCGAAGGATGACTATGAACAAAAAGTAGCCAAGCTTGAGGCTGAAAATGCAAGGTTGAAAGCTGAAAAAATAATCAAAGAACAAGCAAAGAAAACCACAAAACAAACAAAAGATTATTCATCAGAAAGAAAACAGATAGTTTCTGACATAAGAACGAAGTTAAGAAAGGCAAGAGGGGAAACTAGTATTGTTGCAGTTCCTTATGCAAAGGAGCTTATTGCTATTGCGCCGGATGTGGTCAAACTTGCTAAGACATATATTGATCAAGGAGTAGCTGAATTGCCTGAATTAGTTAAAAGCATTAAAGATGCATTGGCTGAAGATATGCCTCATCTAACCGAAGTGGATGTGCATAATATAATTGCGGGGGAGTACAATGAGAAAAAGCCAACAAGAAGTCAATTGGCGCAACAATTATATGATTTAAGAAGAGAGGCTAAGTTAATAAATGAGTTGGATGATCTGCAAAATGGTAAAACCCCCGTGGCTAAGGACAAGCAGTTGCAGCGGAATAGAAAGATAGAGGATTTAAAAGGCCAGATAAAAGAGCTGCGTGATGAGCTTGGGATTACTAACGTAAACAAATTGTCAGCTTTAAAGTCAAGGTATAAAAAACAAATTGCTGATATTGAGAATAAAATAGCAAGCAAGGATTATGGGCCAGATGTGAAACCTGAGCCGTTAAAACTAGACGAAGAAGCAATTGAGCTGAAAGATAAAATGATCAAGGCTAAAGCTGAACGCGAAGCTAGGTTGGCTCAGATGGAATACGAGCAAATGTCTGGGAGCAAAAGGGCTCTTGATCTGGCAAATCAGTCATTGGATGCCGTGAGGACTATTCAGACAAATCCGGACTTGTCATTTTTTGGAAGACAGGGGATAAAATATTTTATGACGCATCCCGTGCAAGGGCCAAAGCTGTTTTGGGAGTCAGTAAAGCAGGCGTTTTCGCAAAGTAGATATGACAGATGGTTGTACGATATTCACAACTCTAAGGCGTGGAAGCTGATCGAAGAAACCGGGTTGGCAGTATTAGACCCGAATACCTTGCATGCCGCACAAAGGGAAGAACAATGGAGGTCACAATTAATCCATAAGATACCAGGTGCGGGTCAGCTTGCCAAGGCAAGTGAGAGGGCGTTTACATCCGCAGCTAATATGGCCCGGGTGGATTGGTTTATGGAAGGAGTTAGTATTTTAGAAAAACAAGGTAAAACATGGGAAAATTCAGCCAATGAGTATAAGGCATGGGCAAGTGCGGTTAATAATATGACTGGTCGTGGTGGCTTGGGTAAATTTGAGCCTGTTGTTGGCCAGCTTGCTATCCCGTTTTGGTCACCTAGATTAATCGCCTCTAATGTGAATTTATTTTTAAACCCGGTTTATTATGCGAAAATGCCAAAAACATCACGCTTAATGCTGATTAAAAACATGGCACAGTATGTTGGAACCGGGTTAGCATTTTTAGGGTTGGCAAAAACACTCGGAGCAGATGTTGAGTTAGATCCAAGAAGCAGTGATTTTGGAAAAATAAAAGTAGGCAATACTAGATATGATGTATGGGGTGGCGCGTCACAGTACATCAGAGTGTTGACGCAGATATTTAAAGGACAACGCAAAACTGGGAATGAAATATCAGAATTGAATACACGATCAAAAGTCATGACTGGTGCAAATTTAATTAGAACTAAATTATCACCGATCATTGGTTTTGGCGTCGATGCTTTCCTTGGAGAAAATGTGGTTGGAGAGAAGGTAGAATGGAAGGACGCATATAGATTACTGATCCCAATGTTATACAACGATATAAAAGACGCAGCCAAAGATGGAAAAGGTGGGCCAGAAACAGCTGCAATTGCCGGATTATTATCATTCCTTGGTATTGGGGCGCAGACATATGGTGGCAAAAAAGATTCCGGGGCGTCTACCACAAGATCAGTTAACCGAAGCCAAACAAGAACTAAATCTAAAAAAATAAAAAGAATTTAAAATGGCAAAAGTCTTAGTAAAGGTTGCTCCCAAGGCCGGTGATCCCACAAAGCCAACTTCAGGCAGTGATATGTATATTACTGGAAATAAAAGCAGAATTGATCAAGATTTCGATTTGAGAGATAAGCTAGCAGAATTGGCAGTCAGAGGAAATTCTTTAAACCCAGATGACAAAGCGGCAATATACGGATATTTAACAACTAACCTTGGGAAAGACAGGGCAATGAAATTGATGAACCATGCGTATATCTTTAATACAAGGCCGGATGTGCAGCGCTTGAGTCCAGAAGAAAAGCTGAAGTCATTCTATACAATAGGGTCGTCTGACCCGGATGTAATGGATCTCATTAAGAGAACAAAAAATTTAGGGTATGGGATATTGCCCGGATACCGGGAGTCTATAAGTGATTTGAATCAGGCTACACAAAGAGGTGATGTTGCTCCCCTCGTTCAGGGGATAGCCCCTGAAGTTAGGGAAAGGGTAAAGCTTCAGATTCGAAAATAAACACTATTTTTATTTAATATTTTAACTGATTTGTATGGCGTTTACGGGTTCATTTACGGTCACTCAGACAAGCGACATAACTAGTCTAGTCGTTACTGACACATCCTCTTATAGCTCTGAAGGACAGGGTACATTTTCGACCCGTAGAGTATATCTCTATAAAATAGATACGACTACCTTGGTGCCAAATGGTACATCAACGGCGTATATCGATTTCCCTTTCTCAGCAGGCGATTCTATTACTATAACAGGGGTGTTGTTGACGGATTATTCTTTGTCTGCCAATGTTGTTTGGCTATCAAATGCACCACAACCGGGGTCGGTTTATACCGCTACTGAGGTAGTTACTTTCTTGAATTATATAAATGACTTTATTTATGGTAAGGTGCAACAGCTGTCCGCCAGCCCCTCACTGTTAAATGATACGCAGTGGCAAGATAGTATGCAGGTAATGTATAACGAAAAGGAGAATGCGGAACAGGGCACATTGTATGATGACCAATTTGCTGCGCAATCAGCAATAGGCCGGGCATTTTATTTAATAAATAATGAAAATATGTTTTTCTAATGGGCATATTCGTACCAACTACAACATATTTGAATTATGGCAAAATAAGTCAGTTCTTGGCGGCTGATCGAATCTCGGAGAACATGTTATTTAGGGGTAGCGATAAGGCTCCCAAATTATCATGGCTGATTGAATTAGTTAGGAAGGCGATTGAGTGGAAGAATGGAATTGACAGTTCTGATGAAAGCATAAATGAAACAAGTTTGTATTTGTATGACTTGTGCGGAAGATATATACGTGAAGCTAAACAGATATTGAATGCCGGAGGTTCTGGCGAAATTATTAATCCTTCAACTGGAAACGCAGTGACTATAGCAACTCCAAATCCGCAGTTTAGGATAGGGCAACCAGGGTCTTTAATGAATGCCGGAGATACTCAAATTACATTCAATTATTCGGGGGTTGTAAATCCTAGTTTAGAAATAACATTGGATGGGACAGAGGTGCCCTATGGCGATGCCTTCCAGTTCAGCTTTACAGCAACATATAACCCAACGAATGTGGTCGTTACATTTAGTAATCCTGTACAGAATGGGTGGCTGCTTAATTTTCACATGATTCAATTAGTCAACATATAGTATGAAGTATATAGTTTATATATTCTTGTTTTTACTGATGGGCATGACTGTAAGGGCTCAATTGCCTAGCAGTACATTCCCGTCTAGGGTATTCAACGGGAATACAAAGGCGCAATGGATAATATTAGACAGCCCTGCTGTTAATCCAATACTGGATACGTTTAATGCCAGGTATCCGGGAACGCAATTAGTAAGGATTCAAGGTGGAGATACTGCGTTCTGGTTTGGCGCTGGAGGTCATTTGTGGTTCAGGAGCTTATTAAGTCGGGATACTGTATCGTTAAGTAATAGAATTAACCTAAAACTAAACATAACTGATACTGCTAATAAATGGTGGGGTATTGGTAAACGGTGGGTAGATACGGTGTATCGTGTGAATGATTCAACTGTAGGCTATACTATAAATGGGTCACCTTATACATTTGAGATAAAGGGCGGCGCTCAAGGCGGTGGCGGGGGAACTGGCACCGTAACGAGCGTTGGGTTATCAATGCCTTCTGCATTCTCAGTCACGCCGTCTACTATTACATCTAGCGGCACATTTAATGTTTCTGGAGCAGGCACATCTGCTCAATATATTAGAGGCAATGGGACGCTTGCGACTACTGACACTGGTATGATTCCGAATTTTTATGTAAAAGCGCGATCATTGTTTTCTGGCACATCTCCCATAACATATAATTCAACGACAGGGTTATTGGGGGTGTTGCGTGCAAATACTAGTGGGCAATTAGGGGTGGCTTCATTTAACAATAGTGATTTCGTTGACAATGGAGCGGGGTTGATTTCACTTCGTAATTCAACTGGAGGAGCTGGGGTGGATACCATATTAAGAATACCAGGGGTAGACAGTATTTATTTTACAATAAGTGGAGTTCAGTATGCAATTAAAGATAGTTCTGGCATGGTAGTATATGCTAGTAATGGGTTGTCAAAAAATGCAGACACTGTTCAGCTGGGGCAAACAGTTGGCGCAGTGGGTAATCCTGCTGCGTTGTCAAGTAGTAGGGAGATCCCGTTGAATGGATTTAATACCGTATTTACTGGAACTGGGGGGCTCGCCATTGGGACATCTACTGTTGGCAACCGGAAATTAAATATATCTGCTACATCTACAACTCAAGGGGCTAATGTTACTACTGTGGATGGCACTGGGATAAACGTGGTGGCATCCGGAACTGGGAATGCAATGTTCGGTCAAGCGGGCGGTACGGGTACTGGGGTGACAGGTAGTAATTCAGGTAGTTCTGGGTATGGTTTAGTGGGGGTGTCTTCAAGTAATAGTGCAATACCATTTAAGGCAAATAATTTCAGCACTCTTACAAATTCAGCGACTCCTGTAGTTGCAGAATTTGTAAGGAATGTTACAGGGATACCAGCGGATGGGGTGGGTCTTACTGTTATGTTTCGCGGCCAGACAACTACCACTACTGATGTGGAAATGGGGCAAATAAGAAGCTATTTTAGTACTGCATTGCATGGTAGCCGGTCATCTGCCTTTGAATTTCATCTGGTAAATAATGCGGTGTCAGCTCGAAAGGCATTCCTTGCATCAACAGGGCAATGGACTTGGGATGGTTATCCCGGCTTGACGGCACAAATAGATACGACTACATATAAGCCAGTCGCTATTGATGGTTCTGGTAATGTTGTGAAAATGGCTGGATGGGCAGGTAGCGGCGGTGGTGGTGGCGCTATATTGAATAATATAGGAACAGGGGGCGCTTGGGCGGCTACTCCTTCCGGTAATATAAAAAGAGCGGCCAACAGCAACACAATTACATGGGATAGTACAAGTACCGCAAATTCATTAACGGCAAAAGTAGACACATCATATATAGCAACGCGCTCCATTTGCCAGTGGCCAAATGAACGGAGGCTTGATACATTTTATAAGAAAAATAATTGGATAAATGGCAATGATTTTACTATACACGGGGCGGCATTATTGAGTTCGAATGGTAACTTCTTGGATCTTTCAGGCGGCGATGGGACATATGGTAGTAACTACATTACATTCAGCAATGTAACCATGCTGTCGAAATGGAAGATGGTTCTGTTAATTAAACTAACTGGGGCATTAGTTTCTGGGGGTGGCTTGGCTGCTGGGTTAAAATATGTGAACTCTAACGCACAATATGATATACAAGGGAGTTTTGCATTTAACACTACAGGGTCAACGCCGATCTATATAGCTACTACTAGAGGAGGGGGAACCGTATATCAAACTAGTGGGGGCTCAATGTCGTTTAGCCAAAATGATGTTATAAAGTTAGAGTTTGAATTTAATGATAGCTCATTTACAGTTTCAGAAACAAATATAACAACAGCAGCAAGTCCCGTGTCTACTACATATAGTTGGGCGAATCCTACTGTTGCTGCCGGGCAAATACCCAACACATGTAGTTTTGCGATATTCCCTATTAAGGGGGCTCAACAGATTCAATCAATTACTTTAAGCTCGGCTGAAACGCAATTTGCTTCTGTGGCTATGATCGGAGATAGCAAAGATCAGTTGGGGTTTGCTAGTAGCTTCTCATCTAGAATAGGGAATGAAGTAAATTCATCCATGCCAACGACTATTACAAGGGCTGGAGAGGGAGATGGGGTTACACAAACGATGGCCGGGCTTCCTGAGATAAAACTGCTTTCACCCAGAATTGCCTTGTTAAACATTGGGTCAAATAGTATCCGACAAGGCATGAATGTGTATCAAGTTTTTTCTGCGTATGACAGTATTGTAAAGTCTATCGCATCAACAGGGATTCAGGTGTATCATATGGTAATGCCTGAGGATACAGTAGATAATCCAACCAGTGCAGTAGGAATGAGTTTATTTAAACAGATGGTGCAAAGCACATATGGGGCGTTTTATATGAACAAAATATGGGATACCCTTGCGGATAATAATAACAGATTAAAGGCTGCGTTTGACTCTGGGGATGGCGTGCATTTGAATCAGGCTGGTATAGATGCCACTGTGGTGGCCATATTGAGTTCAAATAAATTAACGGTATGCCCCTCGCGAGTGAGAGATGATTATTTTATAGCGGGTACATTAACAAATTCAAGTACGTCTACAGGCATAGCCATAGGCGGAACTGATAATTACATTTTAAAGAAGTCTGGCGGTAATACAGCCAATAGCCTGTTGTATGATGCCGGGACGGGGGTTGGGTTGGGAACTACCACTCCGATAAACAAATTAGAAATAACAGGCAACGATTTTACAAATAGTATAGTGAAATTTGGTAGTGCTGAAATTCAAAGTGCGGAAGATTGTAATTCTTTTGTGTCTAATAATGGACATTTTAACGGAACTAACTGGCGGTACGCTACAAATGGCGGGGCTTCTATATATCAATTATATAGAGATAGCTTGGTTATATACCTTCTTCCTGCTGGCACCGCTGGCGGCACTATTAATCAAAGCCTTTATAAAAAGATAGAAATAGGGCCACGGGAATTTAGATCAAAAATCCCTATAAAAACATTAGACAGTATTACATTTTTCAATTTAACAGCTCCTCCTTCTACGTATAACATTTTGGTGCATGGATTAACGGATAGTCTAGTATATCAAGTGCCTGCTTCCTTGTTTGGTGGAATATCGAGTCTAAATGCGCTGACCGCCTCTACGCAGACATTTGCGACTGGCACAAGCGGGAGTGATTTTAATATTAATTCGTCTACCTCAACACATACATTTAATATCCCATCAGCCTCTACATCGAATAGAGGGTTAGTCACCACAGCGGGACAGACATTTGGCGGCCAAAAAACATTTAATGATGGGATTGTTGCTACATCTGGTGTTAATCCAAGGGTGACTATAAATGGGAATGTAAGCACAACAATAGGGCCATCTACTTATGGAGATGGCTTGTTGATTGATTTTATAACACACACTAATACTGGCGCTGCTACAACAATATCAGATAATGAGAATTTTAATTTCATTGCAAATCCTACATTAACTTCTCCGAATGCCATATCGTATACAGGGGATGTAGCTACGGTTAGATTTGTTGGCGCTCCAGTAGCCGCAGGCAGCACGACCATATCTCATCCTTGGAACATTTTGGCAAATGACGTTAACTACTTTGCTGGGGTAGCAATGTCATTGAATGAGCAAACAGGGAGTGTTACGCTATCAAATGCATCTGGGATAAACATTTATACAGGGACAGGCGGTAGTACTTGGACGTTGCCTGCACTTGCCACACATCCTGGCAAGTTCATTTTTATAAAAAACGCAGGAAGTGGCAATCTTACGGTTCAAAGAGCGGGCTCCGATAATATATATGAAACCAGCTCGGTAACGAGCATCACCATAGCAGCGGGAGCTTCCAGAATGTTTGCAGCGGGGAGTGCGTTCTGGTATGTATGTACGTTCAATTAATAATTTTTTATACCCCCTATACTTTAAAATACATGTAGATGAATAAATATCCTGATTTTTGGTCAACATTGCTGGGCAATGGGTCTTTGGGAACATTTTTGGCGTATTTGGTTATATCTTATTTTGCCGCTACTGCAAGCCTATTGTTTGAGGCAAGTAACAGGGATATAGCTAGCGATAACACCCCTAAAAAATGGAGCACTCAGTTTCTTTTGGCATCTAATGTTCTTAGGCTAGTTGCCAACCTATTGACAATCCCACTACTAATCCGGTTAGAATATCAGTATGTTGATATGGAGTGGATGATACTGCTCGTTATTGCACAGGGCATACTGATAGATCGCGCCTTTATGTTCCTTAAAAATATAGGTGTATTGGCTTCTAATAGGTTTGCATCGAAAGTTGCTGATAAAATATCTAGCACTGATTTAGTAGTAACCAAAGGCGATAATCCGTAAAACATGGCGAATACCATGGAAAGAATTAATCAAAAATTGGAACCATGCACCGTATCTATGAATGGGTCAGAATTATCTTTAAAGAAAAAGTCAATGCCTTTTTTAAAGGATTTACTGGCGGCAGCATTGTATCTTATCTCTTTTTATATAATAGCAACTTTTCTGGCAAACATGATATACTCATTGCTACAGTAGTTAAGATTATTGCTATTGGGGTTGGTGGTGTAATATCTGGATTTGCCAATATCCTGGGAACTGACTTCTATAAATGGGCAAAAGCAAAAGTATTAAAGAGGAAAACAAAAATCAAACGAAACAATAATGAAACAAAAACAAGAGTTAAAAGAGCTTCTTGATCGGCTGAAAGAATGGAAGAGCAAGCGTCTTATGAAAGACGAAGGGGATGAAATTACTGATGAAGTAGTAATCGTATTAGAGTCCCTTTTTGACCCGGCAGGAGATGATTTTGGCTCAAACCCTCCTGGTCACGGGCCAGGTACTCCCCCGTGAAAAACCGATACATAGGTATAGTGATTCTGTTGGTACTAGGACACGTATTAACAGAATCACACACCTTTATATATTGGATGTGGCCTAAGTCAAAGGATTACTATGTAGATCAATGGTTCTTAAAGCCATCATTTAAAGTAGATCAGATAAGCATTCTGTGGTACTCTAAAATGGTGGAAGATTCATTATTGTTAGTTGTATTGTTGTTTGCCGGAGCTTGTCAGGCGTTTGCTAGGAATTATAAAACATATTTAGAGTGGCAGCGGTATTCGCTCAGATTGTATATTATCTGGATTATTTATTTCGGGTATCATGTTTTTGACTTTTGCTCATTTATGTACAACTACAAGACTAATTATATTGCTTATATGGTTGTTTTGGGGACATGTACAATTATATCGTTATTTGTAGGGTTCTATAAGGTAAAGATGTTTTTGAAAAGCTAGGTTTAAATATTAAATTTATAACATATCGTGATTACTATAAACAATTCAAATAAGCCGCCTAAATGGATGGTATACGCGATGCTCATCCTGTTAATATTGCTTGCATATGCTCTTTACAGAGAGTGCAGGCAATCTTATGAGGGGGAAGTTAATCCCGTAGATATCCAAGGGAGATTAAAGCGATTAATTAATGATAGCATCGAGAGCTCAAAGAAGCTGGCAGATAATTCCATTCAAAGAGAATTATTAGAGGGGCAGCTTGAAGTGGCTGATAATAAAAATACGGCCTATCTTGATTCGTTTGGTGTACTTAATAGTGTCCTAAATGGACTTAAAAAAAGATACAAGCCAGTTGTCGCGAGTGTAGACACAAATGTAACTACTGTTCCAAATGAGTATATAGAAGAGTGCTCTGGTTGTTTCGCGGCAATAGATAAGGCACAACAATTAGGGCTTAGGTATAAATCAGAGTTGGATAATAAAGATAATCTAACCAAGTCTAAAATAAAAGTGTTGGACAATAGGATCAGTATTTTAGAAAACCAAAATGTTCAATTAGGTAAGAGCTATCGTAGTTTATTAGATAGCACCAATAAGGCGGTTCCTGCATTACGTAGAACATTGTTTGCTACCATAGGAGCAATGAGCATTAACCAGATTATGCCAAATGCTATTGGTGGCGGTTTTTTGTATGAGGACAAAAGACGCCGAATTTTTGGGGCTAAGTATTATGTTAGCAAGTATGGATCTATTTATCAGGGGGAAATTTCTTTGCCATTATCACTAAAATTTAAATAATATATGAACAGTAAAAAAGACGGTGAAAAACTCGCATGGATTATTGCAGAGATCATCTTTATTGGGTTATACATCTTTGTTTCTGGCTGGTATAGCTCTTATTCTAAAATGACCACTAGCCTCCAAGCGTTGGTGTGGGTTGGCAGAGTAGGGATGGTTGCATGTATACTGATTTCGTGGATTAAATTTAAAAATCCAAATTTTGATATTTATAGAAAGGTTACCGTTGGTATTGCTATTGTCTTGTCGCTTATTATAGGCATTCATCACAGCGTTAGCAGGGAAGATACGCAAGTGATAATTGATAGTCATGAAAACGCTCAAAAGCAATGAATTGTTTATATACATATATGTTCATGGCTTTAGCCGCTGTGTTTAAGGCGTGTGCGGATGCATTTGAAAATACACCAAACTTTGATGAGAGTGTATTTAAAAGGTTGAATAAGAAGTTTTGGTGTAAGGATGTGTCTTGGCAATATGCCAAGGTTTTGTCGATAAAAATACCGTTTTTTAAGAAACGGGTTGGGTCATATAAAATAGACAGTTGGCATATTAGTATTACACTTATGGTTTGTATGATAGCAGCAGCTGTTGTTACATATGTCCCTTGTTATGAATGGTGGCTTCATTATCTGAGTATAGGGCTGATATGGAATGTGGTATTTGTTTTGTTCTATCATATAATATTTCAAGTTAAATGACAATAACAGTAGACATATTAAAGGCTATTGCACCAGGGAGCAAGAAAACAAATTTCAAGCATTTGGGAGGATTGGCCCTTTGGATGAACCATTGGTTCCCAAAATTTGAAATTGACACAAAGGGGGAGTTGTGTCATATACTGGCGCAATTAGCCCATGAAAGTGACTCATTCAATGCCATGGAGGAATATGCAAGCGGAAATGCGTATGAAGGGCGATTAGATTTAGGGAATAAGATTAAGGGGGATGGTGTTAGGTTCAAAGGGCGTGGCCCATTGCAAGTAACAGGCCGAAAAAACTACTATTTAATGGGAACGAAGGCAGGCGCTCCGTTAAAATTCATAAACAATCCTGAGCTTCTGGCGACGCCAGAGTGGGGGGTATGGTCGGCGTGTATTTTTTGGACTGAAAAAGGGTTGCTCGATATATCAAATATGCCAGATGGGGCAAGAATACCATTAAAAATAAAAACCGATAAGGGGTATGAATTAGTGCCGCTGGAACCCATAGTGTACATTAGTAGGCGAGTGAATGGTGGCGTCAATGGTTTGGCAGAAAGGATTAAGTTTTATGGCAGAGCTAAGGATATTATAAACTAGCAAGACAATTTATCAATCATTAGTTAAACACTGGGGCAACATGAACATTGACCCAGTGTTATATTAGTGGTGTCGAGTTATATTTTGTTTATTCAGTTTATTCTTCAAGTTTTTCATTCCTTGCTGTAATCCATTTCTAATCGTCAGTGGGTTTGTTTTAAGTTCAGACGAAACTTCTATCCTAGTATAATCATGTAGATATGTCAGCTTGATTATTTTCTGTTGCTTAGATGGCAAAGTTTCAATGATGGACTGAATGTGCGAGATTAAATTTTTCTTTTCTATTTTTTTTAATTCATCCTCAATGGGGGAATAGTTATCGTTCTTCTTTACATAAGCAACATGAAGTTTTTTTTGTCGTAAATGATCGATGCATTTATTTCTTGCACTCTTAGTAAGAAGTGTCTTAACCGTTGATTTATTTATTGAAGGTAAATTATCCCATAATTGCATGAATAACTGCATTGTTATGTCTTCTGCATCTTCTTTAGATAGATTCATTACATTCTTACATTCATTAATTACCCAGCGGTAATATTCATTGAATAGGTTTATATATTCTTCCGTAGTCATATAGATGAGGTTTAAAAAGTAAGATAAGGGGCCAAAACTGGCGAAACAGTTAGCCCCGGTTAGTTTAGCTTTTGATCCTATTTTAGCGCTTCCAATGCTTTATCTAGTTCCAATAAGTTTATGTCTGATTGAAGTGATTGTTCGTACTCATGGCGAACTACAAGAGTTATGGCTTCATATTGAGATAGGTAGAAGGTAGTAAGGAATAATTCCCAAGTAGCCTCTAATGGCGTTCCTTTTGGCGAATCCCACCATACCCGAATTGGGTTAGTATTAAATCTCTTTATTGACCCGATTCTTTCAAGTTCCGTAAGCGATTGAACGGGAGTTAGCTGAAGGGTTCGTTGGAAGTTAGCCGCATTGAGTGGTTTACTCCAATAATCGATGCAAATGCCAATATCATTAATACGGAATACTGTTACAGTTATATTTTTTCTTATTTGGTCTGTAGTCATGGTAGAATAGTTTTTATGGTTAAGTGTTATTGTTTGCCTCAGTCTTGTATATGTTTAGGTTTAGATGGCTCATAGTAACTGTATACAATAGCTCCATCTGGTGCGAGTATGCATACTTTGCCGGTCTCTACACACTTAAACCATCCATAACCGTATCCAGACATCCCGCGACGTTCTGGACATGGGTCTTTGGGGCGACGTGATGTGGCGCAACTACAGGCTACAATAGTAATAAAAAGGGCCAATAAAAAGAATGTGAAATGAATTGATGATCTTCTTTCCTTGTGTGGGTTAATACGGGTTTGTTTCATTTGATTGTTTTATTTAGTGTTTAGCGAATCTAACAGAATAGCGGTGGTGCCAAAGCAGACAACACTTATAGTGTGTTCTCCAGTAAAGAGAGCGTACCACCCAATAAAGAAAAACAGAAGTAGTTTCCACCAGCGATAAACTTTCATTTATTGTGAGCTGTTGTTTTTTGGTTAATGAATTTAATAAATGACCCAAAGTCTTTTTGTATTTCTAAGCACTTTTGTTTTAGGTCAATATTTTTCTCCCCGGTGTATTCCATGATTAAAGTCCTTACGCATGGAATATTAGGACTGCCATTCCATTTTATAGAAATAAAGTTTTTAACGCCATTGTAGGCTTGTTCTTTAGTGGCCGTGGACTCTGTTTTGCGTTTGTGTTTCTTTCTTTTCTCCCAAGGCAATGACTTGTTGCCAGTTCTTGGGAAGCCATACCCCCTGCCTAAATATTCTCCTGTATAAAAATCAAAATCTCCATTGATTAAGCCATCTGCAATGTCCCCCATAACGTATATTTTTAAAGGTTAGTTTTAGCCCATGAACGTATTAATTCCCCATCGCCTTGTGATAAATAGATGACATAGTGTTTGTAGCGTCCATGCCTATCGGTTTTCCAGGTGCAGGTAAAGCGCTTAAACAATGTGCCATGAGACTTGAAAAGTTCATTGAATACGCCCTCGTTATCACAGTTTATTTTCGCCTCAGTCTTGGTATAGTTCATCGTTGTTTCATCGGCCAGTAGGATGGTGTCTGCTGAGTTTACAACTGAAGGGCATTTGTCGCGTGTTTGGCTGTGAGCTTTTAAATAGAAGGCTCCCAATTGAGCGACAATAAGAAAGGCGATAATTGCAATCTTTTTCATGTTTTAGTAGGGTTTATTTAGTTAGTGGAAATAAATGAATCATAGTCAATATCATAATCAATAGACAATAACATCCTTTTGTGTGAGATTGGGAAGTTATGCATTTTGCCCCAGTCCCTTTGTACTACAAAATCAAATACGGACATAAGAGGCAATGTAATTATATTGTATCCCACATCGGAAGTGTATTCCTGTTTGCGACCATAAAGGGCGGCTTTTTTAAGGCAGCACCCGGATAATATTATCGAATTATAGTCAGGGATTGATGGTATTTTCATGTTGTTTGTATTGGCGTTTAATGCTGTTCATTAATACGGCTATTTCTATAAGGCTGTCAATATCAAATAATGGCCTACAGCTATCACTATATTGAATTAGTGATCCGTCTATATGGATGGATGCAACCGTTTCGTGGTTAATTGTCAGGTTCCATTGATTGACATTGTATATTACTTTGAATATCCCGTATGTAAATTCTGTTTGCATTGATGTTTTATTAGGGTTTATTAATCGGGGCGTAAGTGACTCGTTAAGGCTTCAAGAGCTTTTATTCTAGCCTCTAGCTCTTTTAGATATATAAATAATTGATCTTCATTCATATTGCTTTTGTTTGAATTTAATAATAATATTTCAATTGGTTAATTGCCTCAGTCTTGTAGTCGTTCAAGCAAGGTATTCATTTTGTCAATTGCCTGTTCGTTCGTATACCCTACAAGCAGCTGTTTTGTGTCTGTGTGGCGGTAACTATAAGCAACTATTAATTGCCTCATTAGGTTTATCAACTCTTTTGTTTGTTCTTTTTCCCATTCTGCACCAGCTTTAAAGGCATTTTTTACTGATATTTCGGGAGTGTTAACAAAGCAATCTAAACTGTATTCGGTTGCAGCCTGATCTAATGTTAATTGATCTGACATAAGTATAGTAATTGAATAAGTTAGTTAAAAGAATCTCAAATTCCCCTGGTTAGTTAATGCCGTTATTTCGTTATTATGATGAAAGATCATTTTAGTTATTTTCAGATCATTTGCAACATCCACACTATTTCTGCAAGGGCTGCCCGGGCCCGGTATTGCCTTATTGGTATAGGCGACCGATTTAAAGGCTTTCTTCAAGGCCAATATGATATTTTCATCTCCGTATAAGTCTTTATATCTATACATTTCTTTTATTGCACGCATAATAATTGACGACATAAAGCATGTTTGAATAAGTTAATAAATAGGGGTAGTATAGGCCATCCCGGAACTACCCCATTGATTACATATGAACAACTAGCTATTTGTTATTATTTAAGTAATTGATCAATGTTCGCCTCGTTTTGGCGGCTGATTCACCATAAAACGAATGGGCTGTATATTTCCCGTTCTTACCCCCTACTCTCTCGCGTATTTCAATACGCGTTTTTAGATGCGCTCTATCCTTTTTAGTTCCAGGCTGAAATAAGTCTTGTAATAATCCTTTAGTCAATGATATATCAGTATCGCATAAAGTAAGGTTAAGTACATGCTCATTCCCGCGTCTAAATGTTAATTGAATAAGGTATTGGGGAGTGTGTTTGTATATTTTCATGCCTCAGTCTTATTTGCGTTTATTCTCAATTGCAATACCTTCAGGGAGATTTAATTTAGCTATTATATTATTAAGCAGTTCGTCCGGTATTGAATCGTAACCCTTCCAATTAAAGGCAAGTGTGTTTGAATGACTGTAGTATATGCAGTTTTTTAGCGCTTCTTTCCCTCCTACTTTCAATACCTCCTTTAACACAATTTCTTCAGTTTTAAGTTTGTTTATTTTTATTTCAAATTCATTTTCTAAGTCGGCTAATTCTTTTTCTTTTTCAGATTTTATGCGCTCTTCCTTTGCCTCCTGTGTATAATATCCGCTTTCTTGTCTGTTTAACTCTTCAGCCAATTCTTCTTTAGTTGGCGCATTGAATTGCGTTCTTTTGCTATCAACTAAGAACTTTTTACTAGTCATTTGTTCTAGTTGTTCGATTGCTATATTTGCCTGATTGCTCCATTGTTCTAAAATTGACATATTTTGTAAGTGTATGGCGTACTGGGTCTTATTTTCGGATAGATTTAATACATCGAATTGCGCCTCTCCTATGCGGTAATATTTACAAAATTTATTTTTAAAGTCCTTTGTTCCTGGCTTACTATCAGTAAAGCCTTCACGTAAATGGTAAAAGCCGTTTTCCACTGCGTACATTGGGATACCTTTGTAATCGCATAAGTGAAGATCAACAAATGTTTTTAGTTCGGGATGTGCTGCTAATATTTCATCATGACAACAGCCACCCGCAATCCAGTATCTATCAGATAGAGGTTTACCCTTTTCCCATATATCAGCAGTAATCGAAAAGTCTTGATGACCGTTTTTGCACTCATCATTTAGACGTATTTTAATACGCATTGTGTTGCCGTCTTTATCCTTTGTAGTGATAGTGTGCCGTAAATCATTGCTAGCTGTTGGGTGTGTTGTAGTTGTCATATGCTTTAATTTAAAAATGATTAATAAAAAGTAGAGTTATACCATAGGCTGTATAGAATTTATTAATAATTAACATTTATTATTTTAAACGGTACATGGTTAAATGTGTGTATTGGTTGCTACGAAAATGCCAAATACCTTCTTCTTATCTTCTTTTAGTGGAATTATCCTAGCTAAAAAATGAGCTTCTTTTTGTGCATTCCGCGTGTGGATTGCGCCCTCCTTTGTGTATCTAATAGCTTCAACCATATATAATCTGCCATTTATTTTTCTGCGTAATTGTTTCATAATAATCAGTTTAGTAGTGAATTTGTGGTTAAGACCGGTTGCCCGGTTTCGGCTAATAAAGCCATCTTCAGTTAACCTTTAGTGAATTTTCCCAGTAGGTTGTATTCACGGCAAACATTAATACCTAAATCAGTAAGCCATACGGTTGAATCTTTCCCATCTTTATGCACTTGCACTAAACCCTTTTTAGATAAAGAAGAATAAACCCCACTAATTTGCTTCGTGTCGGATATGTCGCAACGTTCTGAACCGCACCATATAGAATCTCCCAATTCTTCCCCATAGTCTGAATTATTAATACCTTCTAAAACTTGCTTTTCCAGGTCAGTTAGATTGATGTTCATATACTATAATATTAATAAGGTGATCGAATAGGGGTTATATAGCTTGAAAGTATCTTTTGTATTCGTATTCTGAAATCCGACAGCCAAACCCAGGGAAGGAGTTGCGATCGCTGATGCCCACTAATCTTATATCATTGCAATCAGCCTGATCTTTAGTTATACGAATAGTTATAATTTCCCCCGCTTTAATGGCATTATATCCGTATTGCGGATCAAAAGCTTGGGTGCAAGTGTGTTTGATTAAGTTGTTCATATTTATTTAAATAAAGGGTGATTGAATACTGTTTGATTAAATCAATTAGGCTATACAGCACCAGTAAAAAGAATTTAGCAGGTCGGCGTCATTGGTAAAGTCCATTGATTCATCTTCTGTCCCTTCTATTGCAAGAAAATCAGCAACATATTTAACATACCATGAGCGAGGAACAGATTTAAAACGGCTATAATTAGCATATAATCTGCGTTTCATTTGGCTGCGTGTCATTGGTGTGTTCATGTTTGTTTCAGTTTGATAAATCAAAGATAACTATGTAAGTTGTAAGTTCCAAATTTATTCCCCTTAATTATTTGTTAAGGGGAATAACAAAGTTGATGCCTTTATATACAACTATTTTAAATGAGGTGTTTTTTCCCTTCCTAACTAATTCATAGATGTATGATGTGTTGCAAGGCCATTGAGCCGCATATTCACTAACCCTTAGAGCGTCACCAGGAAGGTTATCTACAATCTCATATGTATTGTGTCGTGTATTCTTCATATACGCTAAGATAGTAAATATATGTATGTAAGTTGTATGTTTGTTCAATTTAATTCCCCATCACCATCCCCACCAAAATAATAATACTCCCAATCCCCCACTCAACCCCCATTAACCCCCAACAAGCAGCACAACACAACCACATACACTAACACAACGCATCTCAACACAACACACTAGAAACA